AAATAATCTAGGTACCAAGAATATTAGACCAACACACAGGTTCTTTATTCGTGCACAATATGGAAAAATATTTTCAGAAAAAATTAGTTTATTAGAAGAAAACAAAAATAAAAAAATGAACAATATTGTTTGGAAACATAATTCAAAATTATTTAATACATACAATGATGTGTTATTAGATGAAATCATAGAAATTAACATAATTGGAGTGGAAAAACACCCAAAAGTGTATGATTTAACGATTCCATCCACCCTTAACTTTGGATTAGCAAATGGTCTTCAAGTAAGAGATACTTCTACAACAGGTTATATTCAAAGGAGACTGATTAAGGGTCTAGAAGATCTAATGGTAAATTACGATATGACTATTAGAACAAATAAGAATAAAATAGTGCAATTTTCATATGGTGACGATGGTATTGATACGACAAAAGTGGAAAATCAATTTATTCCAATTGTTACAATGAGCACACAAGATATTTATGCTCATTTCAATATTCCAGATGAAAATGCCAAATCTAAACTACTGTCTAATATATTTTTGAAAAACACAATGACACGTTTTAGAAAACAGTCACAAAGAATGAATGAAACGTGCTTACAATATTCAAATATGATGATAGAAATGCGTTCTGAAATAATTAAAAACGTATTCAAGAATAAGTCAGACAGTATTATTAACTGTCCAGTAGGATTTCAATACATTATAAGTAATATTCAAGGTCAATTCAATATCAATACTAACTCACTTGTAGACATTACTATTTTGGAAGCATTTGAACTGATAGAACAAACCTATGAAAATTTGGAGAAAATTCATTATGCTGCTCCAACACTTTTATTCAAAACATTGTATTATTATTATTTATCACCAAAAGACCTTCTAATTGTAAAACGTTTCAATAAAGATGCTCTTATGCTATTGTTAAGCACAATTGTATTGAGTTACAAAAGAGCAATTGTTGCGCCAGGTGAAATGGTTGGAATGATTGCCGGACAAAGTATTGGCGAAGTTTCGACACAGATGTCAGTTCTTAGTAATACACAGCATAAAATTATTTGCAAGAATAAGGTCACAAATGAAATTTCAATGAAATCTATTGTTGTTGGTGAATTTTGTGATGAATTAATTGCTGCAAACTCAAATGTGACATTTAACACCGGACATGAAAATAGTGTTGAAACATTATTAAACAATCTCGAGGATGAATATTATATTGTAGGTGTTTCAGAAGACGAGAAAACAAGTTGGAATAAAATTTCACATATTAGCAGACATCCAGTAAATGGTGAAATGATGAAAGTAACTACAAAAAGTGGTAGAACAGTTGAAACAACAACAAGTCATTCTCATTTAGTTCGTGGTGAAAATCATAAGGTTGTTCCTATTGTAGGTGCAGACATGAAAGAAGGAATGAGAATTCCAGTTTGCAAACATATTGATAATAGTTTTGTGAAAGATACAATTGAAATTAACAACAAGTCATATAAATTAGATCATTTATTTGGTTGGTTTGTCGGTGCTTATTTAGCGGAAGGTAATTTAAATTACAACGAAATAGCAATAACCAATATTTCACAATATTATATTGAAAATACTAAAAAATTTGCTGAACGATTTGAAAAAGAGTGTCGCATAAGTGAAAAACAAGGTGAATATGGTAAATCAGTTACAACAAAATTCAATTCTCATGAAGTAGCTACACTTTTGTTAAATACCTGTGGAAATGGAAGTTTTGTAAAACATGTTCCTGACTTTGCTTTTACTGCACCAGAAGAATTCAAGGCAGGATTATTTCAAGGATATTTTGATGGCGACGGAAACTTTCAATGCGATGATAAACATCATCAAATACGTTGTTGTAGTAGAAGTGAACAGTTGATAAAAGACTTGGCGCTTGTTTTGAATTATCTTGATATTTTTGGAAGCATGAAAACCGAAAATAAACATGGTAAACCACTTTATCATTTGAACATAAGTGCTAAATATGCGCCAGTTTATAAAGAAAAAATTGGAAGTATTTTACATGAAGAAAAACTAAATAATTTAATTGAATATATTGAAAGAAACAATGCGGTGTTCGTATCAGAACAAATTGATAAAATAAATGGTCTAGCAGATATAGTTGCATATTGTGGTAAAACGCTACAACTTCCAGGACAAAGTAGAATTTATGGTCATTACAAGAGAAAAAATATAGATAGTATTGGTCGCAGAACTCTAGAAAAATATTATGAAACATTTAAAAATCATGAAAATTCGCAATTGATACAAAATGAACTCCACATCATAGAACAATCTATTAATTCAAATGTTGTTTGGGATGAAATTATTAAAATAGAATACTATACACCTCATCAAACTAATTTTGTTTATGATTTCACTGTCCCAGGCAATCAAACTTTTATGACTGATTATGGTGTCATTGTACATAATACTCTTAATTCAGTAACTTTTGAGACACCTATTATCGTAAGAAATAAATCAGGAAATATACAAAAAGTGCAAATTGGAGAATTTATAGAAAATAAAATTAATATAGCCAAAAAAATGGAGTATTATAAAGACAAAGATACTACATATGCTGAAATAGAAGATTATTACGAAATACCATCTTGTGACGACAACGGAAATATTTTATGGAAAAGAATTGAAGCTGTTACAAAACATCCTGTTATTAACAAAGATGGTACGAATACAATGTTAAAAATAACCACGAAAGAAGAACGTGAAGTTATTGCAACTAAGGCAAAGTCGTTTTTAAAATTGATAAATGGAAAAGTAACAGCTATTGATGGTGATGCACTAAAAGTTGGTGATTATTTACCAGTTTCAAAGAAACAAATTGATTTTACAGAAAATAGAACATTGGATTTACGTGATGAACTACTACCTCCAACAGAATACATTTATTCATCTGAAGTAGAAAAGGCAAAACAAGTTATGAAAGAACATCAATGGTGGTCAAAACATCAAGGTAAAACTTTCATGTTACCATACACAAGGAGCGATAGTTTTGTAGCAAAATTCAATGATAAACTACGCAATGGTTGTAAAACGAAAACAACTCTAAACCCAAATTGTGTTTACACGAAACAAACCAATATGAATAATTATACTATTCCGGAAACAATTCCACTTGATTATAATTTTGGTTATTTGTTGGGTGCATATGCCGCTGAGGGATGTATGACAAATACACAAATATCTATTGCAAATAATGATGTAGAATATTTCCAACCTATTCTAGAATTATGTAGTCAATGGAATATTACAACAAAAATATACAAAAATGAAAATAAAAATAATGAAGGATGGACTAGTCAAGATTTGAGAATATATAACACACTTTTGTGTATTATTATTGAGCAACTTTGCGGTAAGTTAAGTCATAATAAGTTTGTAAGTGATAAAATAATATTTTCCAACAAAGAATGTTTGTTGGGTTTCTTGGATGCCTATATTGGTGGAGACGGATCAGTTAAAATAAAAGAAAAAATAATAACTATGTCATCAGTATCCAAAGAATTATTAATAGATGTTCAACAAATATTGAATGTTTTAAACATTTATAGTTACATTACAAAATACAAAAAACCTGAAACTAATAATAGAGGCAGTAAAAATATTAGACAATGTTATAACTTGTTAGTAACAGGTTCCCAGTTACACGATTTATCTAACATGTTAAATATAAGAATTAAAGACAAACAAGAAAATCTACAAATAATTTTACAACATAAATACAAATATGAAATCCATAGAAATACCAATATTATTCCAAATGAAATAGATGGAAAAATAGTAATACAAGAAAGAAATAATGACTATAATGGTGTCATTTTTGATAGAATTAAAAGTATCGAAGAAGTATCCAATACAACAAATTACGCATATGATTTAACAGTAGAAGACACAAGAAACTTTAATATCTATAATGGTCTTGCGATCAGGGATACATTTCATTTTGCCGGAGTGGCATCAAAATCCAACGTCACTCGTGGTGTGCCAAGAATTGAAGAAATTCTATCATTGTCATCTGAACCAAAAAATCCATCACTTACCATTTATTTGAAAGAAGAAGATGAAACTCAAAAAGACAAAGCGCAATCCATTATGTACATGATAGAACACACTAAATTAGTAGAAGTCGTAAAATCGATTGAAATATGTTTTGATCCTGATGATTTAAATACAATGATTGCGGAAGATAAAGACACTATACAACAATATAGAGCGTTTGAAAATATGGTTGCTAGTTGTGCAGAAGTCAATTTATCGAATGATGAAAATGAAAAATCAAAATGGATTGTTCGCATGGAAATGAACCCAGAAGTTATGCTTGAGAAAAACATTACAATGGATGATATTAATTTCACTTTAAATAATTGTTACGAAAATCAGATAAACTGTGTTTACTCAGATTACAATGCAGACAAACTAATATTTAGAATTCGAATGAACGAAGTAATTAAAAATAATTCAGGAAAATCTGGAGGTGCTAAGACAAAACTGCCATTGGATCAGTCAGATCAAATATATATATTGAAAAATTTCCAAGACCAATTATTGCAAAATGTCGTACTTCGTGGAATTAAAGGGATCAACAAAGTTATTCTTCGAAAAATAAAAGACAATGTTGTAGAAAACAATGGTTTATACAAAAGACAAGATATATGGGTTTTAGATACAATAGGAACTAATTTACTAGAAATTTTAGGTATAGATTATATTGATAATACTCGAACATTTAGTAATGATATTGTTGAAATTTATGAAACTCTCGGTATAGAAGCTGCGCGTCAAGCTATTTATAATGAACTGGTAGATGTAATTGAGTTTGATGGAGCATATATTAATTACCATAATTATAGTGTTTTGGTAGATAGAATGACTTATACGAGTAAGATGATTTCTATATTCAGACATGGTATTAACAATGATAATATTGGACCTATTGCAAAGGCGTCTTTCGAAGAAACTCCAGAAATGTTTTTGAAAGCTGCTCGTCACGCAGAACTAGATACACTTAAAGGTATTTCCGCAAATGTAATGTGTGGTCAAGAAGGTTTCTTTGGTACAAGCGCATTTCAAGTAGTTTTGGATATTGATGAAATGATCAAAATGGAAGCAGCTGTAGAATACAAAAATGTAGATGTTGTCGAAGAAATAGATAAATTCTTCGGAGACATTGATAATCCAAATGATAAATGTTCGGTAAATAAAATTACTATACAAAATAATGTAATCAGTATTAAACCAAAAGATATGGGAGGTGATAATGAATACAATCCAGGATTTTAGAATTTACATAACTAACATAACTTACATAATTTATTTGTTTGAAAATATTAAAATGTGTAAAAATATTAAAAAATAGATATGAAATATATATAACTGGTATATATATATTTTATATAATGCATGCGTTTTATGAAATAAGTAAAAAAGTAATAGGAATAGAAAATGGAAGTATTATAGATAATTTATACAAGATAAATTATATTATTTTTTTTCAAAAAGAATATTCATTGCAAAATAAATTTACTTTTTTAAATGGAGAATTGAATAATATTTTTAATACAATAGAAATTTATGAAAAAAAACTTGATTATTTTTACAAAATCCAAAGAATATATTACGCATTTTCTAGAATGGCATATATTTATAAATATAAAAAAGCAAAAATTATAATAGAAACAGATTTAATTATGAACCCAATAGATATAAATAATAAATATACATTTTGCCTGTATCAAAATAACTGTAAATATCTTTTTAATATTCACGAGTTAATTAAAATAATTAATAATTCTATTGCAAACTCAACCCATTTTTTTTATAATCCTATTCCTGTAAAAAACCCTTATAACAATATAATTTTTAATAAGTCAACTCTATATAACATATATTTTTTTATCAAAATGAATACATTGTTGACCCCTGAAATTTTTTATTATTTTTTTAAAACAAATTTTAACATGAATAAATTTGTAAAAGAGTATCAGCATTTACTAAGAGATTTTTCTATACAAACATATTTAAACAATAGTAGTAATGAAATATTGCGCGATGATATTAACTGCATGATAGATGAATTTAATTGTGTATTTTTAAAAATTGAAAAACAAATTATTATACATCATGAATTTCCTGATGATAAATTAATTGAAATCATGAAACCTTATTTAAGACTGTACTTATTATCACATTATTCTTTGATTTATGTAATTCGTGAAAAATCAAAAAAAGATTTGATAAAAGAATTAAGTAATTTTAAAAAATTTAATCCTTTATTTGGTAGGAAAATGATGAAAGTTAATAACAATAACTCAACTACTATTTCATTCAATATGGTTCATAGTTTATTTTATATAAATGAAACTAATAAAGAGAACAGAGAATTTATGATCAACCACAGTGGTAAAGTTACACATGAAGATAACGATGAATTTAATAGTTTTGTGTATTTTGTATCTGAGGATGAAGGCGAAGATGATATCGATAATGATGATGACAATAGTTATGACGATTAATAATGATATAAATTAAATATGTTACAATAAATTAAAAGTCATTTTATTTTATATAGAATATATATATTCTAATTTCATGAGTGAACGTGTTTTGGGAGACAATAGCAAAATTTTAAGTGAAATAACCGACGATTATCTTAACGAAAAAATCTTGAATGTTTTATTAAATTTATTAATGAAAACAAAAAAAGAACTTAGTTTAGAAAAACCTATTCATTCTATTAACAAAAGTCTTGTAAGTGAAACTGATGCAGAGCTTCTTATTAGAGAGACTAATACAGAAAAAGACCCAGAACCAGAACGAGAACAACAAGAAGAACAAGAACAACAACAAAATTTTGATGAAAAAACAAACATAGACACTGATGTACTAGATTACTTTCTTGAAAAAAACAACATTACAGATTTAGGAACACATTCGCGCCGTCACCCAAAAGAACTTGAATTTATAAAACAATTTATTTCTAAAAAAAATATTAAAACTGTACTCGAAATTGGATTTGGCGCTGGTCATTTAGCAGATACGATTTTGAATTCAAATGAAAATGTGACAATTGTAACATTCGATATTGCAACTAATCCTTTTACAATGTTAGGAAAGGAATATATTGATAAAAAATATTCAGGACGTCACACAATGATAGAAGGCGATTCGCGTAAAACTATACTTAATTATTTTCAACAAAATCCAGAACAAAAGTTTGATATAATATTTATTCATGGTGGTCATTATGGAAATATACCAAAAATGGATTTAACAAATTGTAGACTATTAGCAAAAAAAAATACAATTGTGATAATGAATGATGTTAATTATAAAAATATTGAGATGTGGAACATAAAACCCAATGAAGCATGGGATGCATTTATTGAAAACAACTATATTGATGAAATTAAAAAAAAGGAATTTTCTCCATTAAATGGTTTAGTATATGGTAAATATAATTTATGCGAAGTTTTTATTTGTTCACTATTGCGACCTGATAGAATGAAATACATTGAAGAAAATTTAAAAATGTTTCCATTTATAAAAACATTTAAATCTGTAAACGGGTATAATCCAAATGTAGCATTGAAGGAAATAATAAACTTAAAATTAAAGTATAAAGATTTAGACAATCACTTTAGAACATACGGAACTCTGGCAAATTGGATTACTAAGTATAAAATGTTAAAGCATCAGGTAGAGCATGAAATACCTTATATGTGCTTTTTAGAAGATGACTTAATATTAGAAAGTAATTTTTATACTTTTATTTGCGATTCTTTAAAACATTTTAAAACAAATGTAAATATGTTGAGACTAATGACTTGGGGAGAAGGATACATTACAAGTTATGAAAGTGCAAAAAGGACATTAGAACATCTTGACAGAGATGGTATTACAAGAAACATAGATAATCAACTGAGAGAAAATTGTGGATATGAAATCGCACTAGAAAAAACACCCATGAAGCTTATGGTGATAGGAAACAATGGAGATTGTTTAAAAACGGGTAAATTTGAAAATGCGGAAATTTACAGTAAATTACAAAAAATGAGTTCAAAAAAATAAATTTAAAAAATAAATGTGATTTTGTTATTTATTTTTTATAAGTATTATATAGTATGAAATATTTAACCATAAATACTTTTAACAAAGTACCTATAACTAAAAATAATTTAGTTTTATGCGATATTGATGAAACACTCCTTACAAATAAAACGATTTATTTAAAACATAAACTAACAAGTAGTGATAAACCAGATATTAAATTAAAGTTACCATCATACATAGATAAAAATGGATTTACTAATTTACTACAAAGATTAAAAATTACAGAGTCAAAATTATACTTTATAACATCACGTAATGAAAAGTCATCTGATTTTACTAATAATCAGTTCAAACTATTGAATATTGATGTTAACAATTACCCTATTTTATATTGCGGTGAAAATCATAAATCAAATATTGTAAAAAAATTTATAGATATAAATAGTTATGATAATATAATTTTTATAGATGACTTAACACATAATCTGCGTAATATGAAAAAAGAATTTGGTGATAAAGTAAAATGTTTTCTATTTAAAAAAAATGAATGTGATGGTACATAAAATACATAAAGTCCATAAAATACATAAATATGAATTTATAATTAAATTTATATTTATATGCTGACACACACGCACACACACACACACGCGCGTAACAAAACTAGCGAACCTTTTTAGTTCTTCTGAGTTTATTTTTACAATTCTTTTTAGTGCCACCTTTTTTAGGTATTTCTACGTCTACAACTGTATCTTCGTTTACTGGTGAATTATCTTGTTCAATAATAATTTTCTGTTTAATTGTTTGTTTTTTAACACTAGTAACACTTTTTTCAAATTTTTTGAAATAGTCTTCAATAGAAATTTTTTCAATAATAGCATTATTAATCTTGGAAACGCAACTACTATTTTTAATTTGTTCGATAGAAATAAATAGTTCATTTTCATTGGTTTGAATAGTTTTATAACTCGGAATATTTTCAACTCGAAACCCGGGAATTACTATAAAACAAAAAAAATCATTAGCGTCACCATATCCTAAAAATATATTTTTTTCGTAGTTTGTTTGTAGTAAATATTTGGAAGATATAAATATTGTAGGTATTTTATATTTATCAACCAACAACCAAAAATCCAATGTTGTCAAAAAATAATTTTCGGAATATATTAAATTTTCGAAAGATAAAAGTCCGGCCTTCACTTGATCACACAAATATTTTTTACCTTCTATTATTAAAATATCTATTATTTTTTCAGAATATTGTGATAAATATTTTTTGTATTCATCGTACAGTATATTTTTAATTCTGTTTATTTCAATTCTCTCATTCATTTTCTTTTCAATTATGTCAATTATGCAATCAAAGGTACAAATTTGCGACTTGTTATATTCGATCTCTTTAAAATTTTGAGGAAAACAATCATTCCATAAAGCAGATGATATTTTTTTATTATTTTTTTTATTACATTGATCAACCCCTTCTTTATTAACATTCACTTTCATTGTATCAAATTGATTGTCATAAGTTTGACTAGTAATTGGTTCGGTTTCATCGTATGAGTTATATTTAACAAATCGATTGATTATAGCTGGTTCCAATGTTTCAAAATAATCTTGTGTTAGTAGTGACTGCAACATTATTATTTCGTTGTCTCGTAGATTATATCCAATACTGTCAAAGGTTAAAACAGACTGTGGTTGTAAAATAAATGTTCGTATTCTACTATATCTTATTAATTCGTCTGCCATTTTCCCAAAATACTTTTCTTTATTATCCTTCAACGTCAGCAGATTTTTCTGAGGTAGTATAAGATTACAAGTGTCATTTTCTGTATACACACATAGATTTGGAGATTTATCACATGTTTCTTTATCTTTAACAATGCATGTAGTAAATTCATCGATTAACTTGTAATATTTTTCATCTCCAATAAATTGTATTTTATCCTTTACCAGTTCTTTCAATAACTCTGTAACCTTTACTAATTTTTGAGAGTAAATAATGTAGTCTTTTAATAGTTCATTTTCTAATTTTTCTCTCATTTTGATATTTTTATAATCATTTAGTAATAGTTTAATTGTGTTTCTAAAAGTATTATAGAACTTAGTTTCATAAGTAATTTTTTTTATATAATCAACACGTTCTGCATCTTCTTTATTTGATGTGGTTATAATAGTGTCACTCGCCAAAATTTTACCTGATGTTTCATCCTTAACAACATAATCTGTGTTTTTTAGTGAAGGTAAGTCATGTTCTTTTTTAATATCCATCTCAGTTATGGGTTGTGAAATCTGTACAAATTGGTTTGTGCTAGTAAGTATTCCAACAACCATTTCATCTTCGACTACTTTTAACATCGGATTACATTGTATTTCAAAATCATTTGTTGCCTTACTTTTACTTTTTTTTGCCAATTTTGTTAAGAATTCAAATGTTTCTTCATAAGTTTTCCACAATGATAAATCGTTCATAAAAACAAATGATAGTTCGTTATTTGCATTAAAAGAAGATGGGTAGCAAGGTACAAATCCTGTTAGTTTTGTTGCAGTCGGACTTTCAGCAACAACACCTATTATTTTGTTATTAAAATTCATGACCAGTTTTAAAACTTTATAATTATAATCATTTAACTTTTCTATTAGAGTGGACAATAAAAGAGGTCGTTTTGCTTTATAAACATTTGGCATACTATTTAATGGTCTACAAAATTTGTTGTAAGCTGGTTTGATTAACTCTCTAAAAACAACTCTCATTGTTATTGGTAAGTGCGGATCATATTCCTTGAATTCCTTTATAACTTGTATTTTTTTAGCAGTGTTTGTATATGAATAAATGGGTTCATAATAACTGTCTTCTTTTATTAAAATGATTGTAGGTTTTCTTGATTCGTAAAACTCATTTGAATAGTGGTTACTAGGACATACTAATTCTACGTTGTTCGTAATATCATCATTTGGTATTTTTAATATTATAATGTTTACACCACTAGAAAATAAATCTTTATTTGGTTTTGAAATAATATCCCACAAATACGTGTGATCTATAATAGTATCGTCATCTTTTAAATAACTCACAAAATTTTCAAATGCACTTACTACGTTATTATAATATGTAGTTTCTTGTTCATTAGATAAATTAATTTTAGAAAATAATTTTGATGACTTATGAGTAATAAATAGTTTACTATTTTCATCTATTTGATAGTTTGTATTAGTGTTTTTAAAATCATTAACTAAATTACCATTTTGATAAGTAATAAAATTATCGATAGTTAATGAATTAATTATTAGTTGTTTCATTTCTTTAATAGATAAAACCTTGGAATTTTTTTTACCATAAAACATGACATCTGAAATACAACCTACAAATGACTGTTTGTCATTTACTTCAACACCATGCCTTAACAAACAAGGATGATCTGGTTTGATATTTGTATTTGTTTTACTAATCTGACAATCGGCATTAATTTCACGTAATACTTGTTGTATTTGAACAGGCAAATACCCCCAACGACCAAAAGGTAGTGGAAACTTATCCGGTCCTATAATGTATTCATCTTCTTTTTGTTTTACTTTATTGGAAACGTTCTCTTTAGTTGTTTCTTTTATATTTTCTTCATTGACATTTTGCAAACATTGTTTTTTTGCACTATTACGACCAACAGTATTATATTTTTCAAAACAACATGGTAAACAAAACCCTTGTGGGTGTTTATCTAGTTGAAATCCTGGAAAACGTTTATTATTTTTACTACCTGTTTTAGGTTTATAAAATTCATAAACATAATAGCCAGGTTTGACCTCTTTTGCATCTTGTGGTAAAACATAACCGCAATTTTTACTTTTCAATTCTGTTTTACCGTTTACAACAACTTCAGTGAGCTCATTTGGGTCAACAATTGTGTTATTTTTTAGACACCAATAACGCGGACAAATATAGTTGTATTGTTTTTTTGGGTTAGAACCATAACGAATAACATCTTCATCGCGTAAAAACCCTGGATGTTCTTTATTTATATTTTCTAGTTCTTTATCAGTTAAAATAACTGGATGTCGTTTCATTGTACTGCTACATGTTCTTACATAAGAATTAAATTCTTTTGTATCTTCTTTTATAATTAAAGCGGGGTCTAATCTTTCAATTCTTGTTTGAAAATAAGGTTCTTTCTTTTTCAAAACTAAATTATCAATGTTTATTACGTTATTTTCATCTTCTTCATCATCCTCATCTTCATCTTGTTCACCTTCTTCTTGACCAACTTTCTCAGAGTTGGTGTTTTCATTTTGCCCAACTTTCTCAGAGTTGGTGTTTTCATTTTGCCCAACTTTCTCAAAGTTGGTTGGTTCAGGTTGCCCTCCTTTAATATTAAAATCCTCTTTTTCACTATTTATACTTTTTTCGCTTGTTTTGTTTTCACTGTCATTACTATCTTCTTCATCATCTTCATCATCATCGTCATCAAAAAATAAATCAAACGCATTTTTTGGTTGTTGTTTATTATCATCGCCACTTTCATTTGATTTGGAACTTTCCGAAAATTTGGAATATTCTACATTTTCACTATTCTCATCAATCGAAGGTATTTCTAATTCTGATAATTGACTTTCAACGGGTGAAATAATATCATTTATTTTGATTTCCTCTTTCTCTCCACTTGAGCAAATATCATTTATTTTTTTAGTTGAAAAACCAGTACTCTTTTTATCTTGTGTAATACGCACAATACTATCTAAATATATGGGAATAGTAGATAAATAATAAATATCGTTAATATTTTCCACTTGAATTGTTATCACCCCGGTCTTTTTGTCTAAACGAATAACAGTCTTAAAACCAGGATTATCTTTTACCTTAATTTCTATATTTTTAACTCCTCGTTCTACTTCAATTTCATTAGCAACTTTTCTAACTAAGTCTTCAGCATCTTTTCTGTTCAAGTCGTCATGGAAATTTTCTAATAATGCTTCAATAATTTCACTTCCTCGTAAGCCTTGTGAACTTTTTTCTAATACAAATGCTTCTTGGCTTGTTACTTTATTAAAATTAGAGACCCTTTTAAATCGTAAGTGTATGTCTTGTTTAAATGAACTTGATTCGTTAATAAATACACTAGATGTACAACCTTTATATGCGTCTAAGTTAATTGTATTTTTAATTTTAATATTAGATTCATAAGTCAGCTGTTTTATTTCAATATTTTGATGATAAATATTTTCAAATAACGACATTTTGTAGCCACTTTGTTCTAACACATTACTAATCTCCTGAATTATAGGATTAATATTTTGAATTAACAATTCATTCATTTCTTTTTCATCTAGTGCCGTTTCCAATTCACACGTAATTGTTGTAAACCCATTTTCATCAAAGTCACAAATGAGTTGGCTTATGTTTGGATTTAAAATATTATTAATATAGACAGAAACAGATTTAACTTTCCCTATATTTTTAATTAGTTTAAAAATCATGGCTTTTTTAAGGTAAGGTATTTTACGTCCATCTGTTGCAACTTTATCTGTAAATAGTCTATAAACATTTTCTTGTCTAGATGATGGATTGTACTTAATAAGTGGATTATTTTGACTAGCGTGTAAAATTTTAAAAATAGTTTCTAAAGGTATATTTACTTTGTAGACAGGCTTCAATATCGCTTTGATATATTTAATACCTTTATTTATATAGTTCAACTCATTTTTTCTTAAATCATAAACATCATAAAACATGTTGATAGTCTTAAAATAATCAAACGTTTTATCGTTTAAATATTTTTGTTTCGTATTTTCAAAAAGTTCATTCATTTTTACTTTCAGGTCATCTAGGTTATTTATATTTTTTTCATACAAAAATGGAAAATAAATTTTCATAGTCAACTCTTGAGGAATAGTATTCAGTTCATTGAATTTCAATACATCTTCTGCTAAACAAAAATAAATGTTATTGTTGACAATTTCTCCACTATTTAATAATAAATGACTGTTTAATGTAGTCAAAGACTTCCTAGAATTTCTTTCTAAAAACGTATCGTAAGCTTTTACTTCATATGGATTAACCACAAACGGATATTCGTTTTCAACTATGAAAAATTTTTGCCCTAAAACTTTATTAACAATAAATTTTTTATTATCGAGTTTCATTTCTACTATGTCATCATAGTCATAAACATCTTTACTCGATGACAAGTTCATATGTTCATATTTTTTTCCATTTTCTTCACTTACTATATTAGATAAAAACTGGTTCAGTCTAATATTTGTCAAATTAATATGTTTATTTTGTGTTAATACTTGATAAAGTGAAACAGGGTTGAATGTTTCCATTTTTTGACAATACAAGTAAATTTCTTCTAATGCTATTTTTTTTTTGATTTGGTTTAAAATTTTAATTTTAACTGTACCAATAGTATCATCCATATGGATTGCTTCATTTAAATAAATTACTTTTGTTTTGTTCACACTGATTTGTTCTAGTTCTTCTTGCGTAAAAAAGTTATTTATATCTTTATTCTTTTCTTTTTTAAATACATAAATACTATCTATAATTCCATTTTTAACATAGTTTACTTTATAAATTGGTTCTACGTATTTATTACTAATTTTATCTGTCATATATTATGTATTTAAATTATTTTTATATGTAAATAATCTAAATACTTATGTAAGAAACTATTATAAGACGCCCTCAAAAAAACTTATACTAAATCATAATACGGGTTATCGTTGATTGTCATGCCGCAATACTCCTTAGGATTTTTTTTATAGTCGACTGGTTGGTAAATATTGGCTTCTTTTGCATTAGTAAGCAAAAATTTAAAATTTTGCCAAAATTCTTGTTTATGTCCAATTGTTTCAGTCATGATATGCGATAATTCATGAAGTGCAACAAATGTTAAAGTGTTAATATCAATCAATTTGTTTCCATCTTTTTTTGTATTCAAACAAAACGCCAATTTCTCTCCTTTATTTTCACTGTATGCAGTTAATTCACTTGTAGGCAGCGTTTCACTGATTTTTTTGGGGTTAAACCCTTCGACTAAACGTATTACTCGAGGATCATTTGGATGTGTTTCTTTCATGTATGCAACCATTTGTTTGCATTTTCCAGTGACACTTGCAAGTAAATCAGCAGCGAGTTCAAGCTTCTCTCGTTCCCTTACACAATAACGATTACCATCTTTTGAAGCTATAATACACTTTAAGTTAAATGCATCTGAGTCATAATATATTCTTAAACAAAATAATAATATGAAAAACAAAAATATATAAAAAAATATACTGTATTTTTCCATATAAAATGTATATATTTTATTATTAAAAAATATAAATATAGCACCACTAATAAAATATAGATTTTAATCTGAAATTATGAAAAAAGTATTTTTTATTATATTTTTCTTACTAACAACAAAAACCACACAAGGATTTATTACTAAAGGAATAAAAGGGATAAAGTGTAATGACTACAAAGACACTACTACAAACAAACGTAAAGAAATAAAATATTATGCTAGTAATGGAGAAATTTATCTTGTTGAAAAAATGAAAAATTATAATCAGTTGTTGCGTACAGTAAACATAATGCCGACATTTTTATTAAATTTTCTTGGAGGATGGCTAATAATTCCATCTTATAAACTTTTTTTGAATAAAACTTTCTGGTTATTTTCTATAATAACTCAGTTAACTATGATGAATTCGATGATTATTAACGACTTATTTGATTTAAAAGTAGATTTAATAAGTAATAAAGATAGACCATTAGTAACAAAAAAAATAACACTTAAAGAGGCAATGGGTTTGTATACAGCCCTAAACATAATCACAATTTATCTTACAAATAAGTACTTTCATAAAACTAATTTGTGCTTATGTATATATGGTGCAAATCTGATTGTTTTTTTGTATACACCATTATTAAAAAAAATATTATTTATTAAAAATATAACATGTGCTTCCGTTGTATCTTCAACAATATTTTTGACATACAAAAGTGTATTATATGGTTCAAATCTAAATCTAAATCCAAATCTAAACTCGTTAATAAGCATGTATGATTATAATAACAATGCAAACCTACTTCATATTCTATCCAAGTTTTTATTTATATCTTCACTTTACATTGAACTGTTACTTGATATTAAGGATATGGACGGTGACAAGAAAAACAATATAATGACAGTACCTAATTATTTTGGAGTAAAAAAAACATTGCATTTTTTAACGATTATTTTTATTGGCAATTTAATTTATTATAGTAACTTTTTATACAAAAACAACAAATATACATTACTTGTTGGATTTTTATTAGCAAATATAAATTTTATTAAAAATTTACTATTTTTACAACTGTACTCTCATTCAGACGATTTTATTGTTAGATCCGTAAAAGACACGACAGTTTCTTTAGCGACATTTTCATTTTTTCTCTGTTTTTCAAGATACTTATTCTTATAATAAAATTCCTGACCTAATGTTCCTATTTTTTGACACTCAGGATTTGGACACAGCGTATATTCCATACCATGTGAATATTTTTCATAACAATAATCATGTAGTTTTATATGACACCGATGACACTGTACTAAATTATGTAGTTCAGTTTTCATGTTACATATTGAACAATTTTTATTAGTATATTTTTTATTATACATATTATATATTGAATTTAAGTTTCCCATTGCTTATAAATAGTATGATACGATATATTATTTATAATTAAATAATTTATTTAATAAATCAATTTTATTTTTTATTGTGGTCCAGAACCAATTTCAAGAGGTGGTCTCATGAAGTCAGGTTCCATTGTACTTTGATTCCATGGACCAACGTATAACTGTGGGTTAGGTGGTTCTGAACGAATTTGAAGATTTGCATTTCTCAATGACTGTCCTACACTATCAATACCAATATGGTAACCAGCCTTTAACAAATTAACATTTGCTAATTCACCCTTACCAGATGGATTTAATTGAGCCCATTGGCTGTTTGTGTCTTTTGGCAAAAGTTCTGCAGGATTTTGAATATTTGGATGTGAACATGATGAAGGCATACCAGGCATAGTTGTTTGTACACCATTAGCAGACGCAAAAACTTCATTTTGTCCTAAAGGCTCAGAAGGTCTTACTCCACCAGAGGATGAACTAGAAGGATTTTTGTAATGCTGAGGCATTGCAGCATTTGACTCGTAACTAGACATTCCCTTAGATGATAAATAATTTGCAAATAAACTTACAATGTATGCTAGAATTAATAATATTAATACAGCACCTATACCATAATCGTTCCATAGCTTTTTTAAAGATACGCTCATTATATAAAATTAATGATAAAATAATTTTTAGAATACACATTTAATTAATTCTAAACATTAATAATTAATTCACAAAATGAATGATTTTTATAAGTCATCCAATTCACTTTCAGAAACCTCCTCAATTTCAGCATCAATATCACTTTCACTTTCATCTAAATTATCAATCATGTAAGTTTTCTTAATATTTTTTGCTTCTAAATAAGCAATAATCGCTATTTTTTTTGCAGCTTTCGCCCTTTCTCTCGCTTCTTTATATAAATCATAATATACTTGACTAGGTTTTTTTAATTGTAAAGTTTCATCTCCATTGTTTTCTAAACTATCTTCTAAATTAACAGATATGTCAATTTCTTTTAATTCATCAGTTTCTTTTAAGTCATTGATTTCGTTTAACTCTTCAATATCATTTTCTTGTAAAATATCTTCATTATTTTTTTCATTGATAACTGCATTGTCATTATCTATATTATCTACATTATCTACAACAACGTCATTAATATTAGGTAAGTCGACAAGTGTATCTATTTCTAAAATATTACTTTTACTAATGTTGATATTATCAATTGTTTTATCAGTGTTTCTATTAAATACAGTATTTTCTAAAGGTTCATGAAATTTTGTTTCAGTTTCTTCTAGATTTTTCATATTTTTTGAGTTGAATGTTGTTTTTATTAAACAATTATCAAATAATGGTTCATTGTCCAATACCATTACCTGACGTAACTCAATTTCAATTTGAAAATTACGTGACGTAAATTTAATTCCTTGTATTTCTAAAATAGAAATAATATTAGTATCTTCCTTAATATCATTCATTGAAAGCGGTACTTCATTTTCATCATATAACTTAATATATGGTTCATTATTAACTCCGACTTTTATATTGGTTCTTACTAAATAATATTTACCTGACCTATAAATACGTATTACAGGATTGAATGCAGTTTCTACATCGTTTTTATCTAAAGAGTTTTGAAACCATGCTTCACTTTTTTCAAAAATTAGATTTTGACAAGTTTCTTCTAAATTCTCAAACCAGTGAATTAAAGTTTCTGAATTATTATCTAACATGAGGTCACAGTAATATTTTTTCCCACTTTTTACAAACCCTTGTCTAGTTAAACTTTTAGTGGTTTGAATATATAGTGGTTTACTATTGTATAATATTTTAGTAAAATATGCTCCACCTTGAATACCGCTTGGATGTGCCAAAGATAATTTACTAAAATCGAAATTTTTACTTGGTTCAATAATATTATTCATTATTATTATTGAATGTATATTTTTTAAATTTTAATAACACGCAAAAATATAATTAAAATTATCAAACATATTTATAATAATCAATTACAAATATGAAAGATACGATTGTACAACAATGTTTAGATATTTTAAAACGTGATGATGTTAAGAATGAATTTAAAATTTTATTAAAACCAGTAATTGATTTTATTTTATATGAAATTAATCCATACATTTATATGACAGTTTTATTAGTATTTATGATTTTTATTATGATTTTAGCAATATTATTAATATTAGTTTATATATTGCGTAATAAATCATTATTCAATAAATTAATTTAGTTATGAATTATTTAGACACTTTTATATTATTTATTTTCACATAATATATATATATTAAATGCCACGTAAAAGTTATAGAAAACATAAAAGAGGTGGAAGTCATAGTCGTTATGTTGGTGAAAGAGAAACGGGTAATCCTAATTTACCTTACGCAGCACCTATTAAATATGGCGGTCGTAGACACAGAAAAAGAAGTATGAGAGGTGGTGCTTCCTATCCATATAGTTCAGCTGCAACATATGGCGAGTATGTTAATGGTTCTGAAAATTCTCAATATGATAGAACTTTATCTTTAACAGGTCCTTATGCAAATGTACCTGGAAACTTATTAATTGGAAGAGAAGGTCAATGGTCACATGATGTAGGTACACCCAGTGCAGCAAGTTTAAAATTGATACAAAGTGCTGGATCGAAACGCAGAAGACACCGAAAAGGTAGCAGAAACACAAAAAAACGTCGGGGAGGATTTATCGGTCAAGTAGTTAATCAAGCAGTAGTTCCTTTTGGACTTTTAGCAATGCAACAAAGTTACAGAAGAAAAAATCGTAGTAATAAAAGCAAAAGTCGCCGCAGATACAAATAGATATTGGAGAATTACAAATACTAAAACATTTTAATATTTGTAATTAGTTATATAAACATATGTAAACATATGTAAACATATATAAATATTTATATATAAAACATGAAGGAGTTTATAGAGAAATTACCGTTAGACATTGTTTTACAAATTATCCCATACACATATAATTTACAAAATAAAAACTTATTGAATGATATTATAAATTATAAAGAAACAAAAACCATGTTACTTGAATTATATCATAATTTTTGGATTATAGAAATGCAAAGTCAAGAAGAAGAAGATAAAAACTGGTTAATAAATGATATGATTTCGTATACGAATGGTTATCATGCTACTATGTATGGATATGTTGATAAATTTTATAATATTTTTAAGAGAAATATTTTTTTACAAACAAATGAAGATATAGATAAATATTTTTATAATTTTAATAACAAAGAAGTAACAAGTCAAATAAACATAATTTTAGGATTATTAACTGCAAATGAACGAGAAGATCTTATTATTGAATTTCCGATAGTCAGTGAAAGTGTTACTATATTTTTGACACCCGATGAAACCTAAACAGCTTTTTAAGACTAAAAAATATCAGAAAATAAACTAATAATCGTGACCATATTGACTTAAAAATGTTTTTATTTTTTCTACATATTGATTTTTAGGGTATTCGTTTTCTTGTGAATTATGAAGTCCGTGAATAAATTTAGTATCGTTATAGTGTCTACGTTCACCGCTATCATCTCTAGGTAGACGTATTTTTCTTTTTAAAAATGCTTCTTCAGATTGATAAATATGATGGGCTATGTATACTGGAACTTTATAATATTCCAAATGACAAATATTACTATGATATGGTTTTATCATTAATCTGTTATTAACATCAAAATATCGATAAGCATCTTTCATGTTATAATAATGTGGATTTGTTGCATTTAATATTTTACTAGGTCGTACAAAAGACTTTACGTGTTCATGTAATAATAAATCTGACTTTGTATAATTTTCTAGAATTAATCCATTGGGGTCTTTTCTTAAATTATTAGAACCAAACATTAACCAATTAAGTGCCAATGAATCTGCGTGATTATAAACTGATAATAAATGTTTAATACCAGAATAGTTATTATCATTCAATATGATGAATTCATCGGCATCTAAATATATCATCCAGTCTACTTTCATCAAGTTTGCAATTTCAGCTGCTTTATTCATCAACATCATTTTTATAGGGTTTTCTAAATGAGATACATTAATAATTTTAACACGTTTATCAAAGTTGTCAAATTCTTCTTTTAGTGGTTTTTCTGACTTATGATCAAATATTACAATTTTACTAAATCCCAATAGTAAATGATGCGCCGCCCATTCTTTAATATGTTTTTCATTTCTTACATTGGTAAATAAACATACTTTTTTACAAATTGCATTAACTTTATTTAAGTCAGAGGGTTTAACTGTTTTCATTGTTCTTGTCGGTTTATTTAATAAAAACATGTTTTTTTGTTCTTCCATAATATTTTAATTTATAATATTATTTTATAAATGAATTTTGAACAAACATTACAACAATGGTTATTATTAGATAATCAAATTAAAAATTATAATGAAAAAGTAAAAGAAATACGAACAAAACAAAAAAATACGGAAGAAATACTTACCAAATATGCAGGTAATAATAATTTATTAAACTCGTCGATCAGAATATCAAATGACAGATTAAAATTTGTCAATACCAAAGTCACAGCTCCACTGACATTCAAATATTTAGAAAAGTCTTTACGTGAAATTATTAAAAATGAGGATCAAGTCAACACTATCATAAATCATATTAAAAATAGTAGAGAAAGTAAAATCGTTCCAGAGCTAAAGCGATTTTATAACAATTAATTAATATTAGATTATTTTATAATGAACCCTAGTTATATTGGACCTAATGAACTAATTTATAATAATGACAATGGCAATCATATTCATAGTGGAGGATTTAATATTAATTCTATTATGATGAAAAATGGTTTGTCTCCTATCATGACATTAAACGGCAACGATAATTTGAACCAAAACGGTGGTGGAAATGATATTAATAAAGTTTCTGATCTATTTAATAATTTAGTAATACCTAACTGGAACTTATCTTATAATTATAAACATGGCGGATCGTTTGTAGAGAGAAAAACTAGTTATGAAGAAGACGATGTTATTGAAGAAGATTTACATGATAAGTTATTAAATCTAGTAAAAGTGCATGAAAATGAAATGAAAGAAACTATGAATAAAAAGAAAAGTCGAAAAAATTTTAAACATGCTAACAAATTTACAAGAAAATACAAACAGAATAAATAGAACAAACAATAAAATATAATTATATTTATACAATAATAATATAATTATAAAAATGTATTTTTCAAGATGTGACCATTATCTATGCGATGCAGAGGACCTACATAATACAGACGATGTCGATACATTAGAAAATATGAACGAAGCAAATCATGTTGTCGAATACAATATTTGCTTTGTATGTTTAGAAATTAAAGACCCACGTCAAAATGAATACTGTATAGCTTTACACAATAATTTATACATAAAAATGTGTACATGCAATGGATGGATACATAAAAGCTGTTTGAACATTTGGTATAACCAAAATAAACGGTGTCCAGTTTGTTTATGTAAAATGATACAAAAAACGGAAACTAGACATGTTACATGTATTAGTATTTATAGCAAAATTAATAAAATATTTAAAATTGTACGTTTACACATTGTATATATAAGATTAGGGTTTTCTTTTCTATCTTTGGTTTGGTTTTATTATCATTTTATTTTTTTTTTAGCTTTTTTAATTAAAAAACATTAGAGTTCGCCCCACATATTATAGTTAAAAGGCGAAACTAATACTTCATTGATTTTATTTTTCCAATAGTCTACTTTTTTTTGGAATTCGACATCTTGCATTGTTTGTGGATAAGGGGATGATGTTTTCATTAATTCTTCTTCCTCTTGGGTGATCTTCGGTTTATTACCATAACAATTGACACCAAATTTAACATTTGAATTTGCAATGTATCCACCGTTTATACCTGGTCTACCACAATCATGTTCGTGACCTGGTATAGTTTGTAAATTATTGAAAGTTTGTTGTTGTGTAGGAAATAACGCCATTTGCCCATCCGACCAACCATAGTTACACCATTCCGCGCCATTTTTATAGGCATTTTCAACTTGTTGATATGTTGCTAAATCGGCACCATATGCGGTACACAGTGCTTTCGCATCATCATACCCGTAGTAATTACCAGGTATGTTAAATACTTGTTTTCTAAATTTAATTTCAGGTATAGAAGGTGTTTCTTGGATATTTTCCTGATCTACAACAATATCAATTTCTGGTTTGCTTGTAAATAAATTATTTAATGATGCAGTTATATTTATGTTAAAAAAGTATTGAAATGCATTAATTGCAACTAAAACAATTAATAGAGCTATTACAATTACACTTAAAATTCCTAAACCGAATTTGTTCTTTGAACCCGAACCAGAATTGTCTGAACCAATACTTGTTTCTTGTTTATTTCCTAAAGAAGAGAAAATGACTAAATATAAAATTACAACTATAAAAATAATAAAAAATACTATTGGATTTAAAAAGAAATTATTTACAGAATTATACATATTTACAGGGTCTATTGTTGATGTTGTATTTACTTCCATTATATTATACTATATATATATTCAGTGATTTTGTTTTTTTCTATAAAAAAGAACATAGGCTTTTGGTGAAACTATTGCATTGATTAGTGATACTTCTGTCACATTTGTATCATTAAAATGATACCATTTACCATTTGCATTTTTTACGTAAGATGTATAATGGCCGCCAAAAACAGATCCAGAATGGTTACAAATACCATACAACTCATAAATATACGATTTTTTTTTATATCCTATAACATATTCAGACAAGTCTAAATTATCCAATGGAAAATCGATTAATATTTGATTTTTTTGATTACGGGAATTGAAGCGTTTGAAGTCAATTACTAAAATATTTGGGAGGGACCAAAATATGATTTTTTTTCTGATATCTATTTTTTCTTTTGTAGTTTCATCATACCAAGCATTTTCATTTTTTAATTCTTCCCCCTCAATGTATAGATTAAAACAATCAATCAAAGTCGGGCTTTTATTATTTTGTGGGATTGGTAAATCAATCATAAAATATGGTTCGGGAGTTTGTTGTAATATTTTACCATTTTCTAAAGAAATTATTTGTGAAACATGAACACCATAAAACAAGTTCCATATTTCGGAATATTCTTTTGTGTACATTTGTTTAATCATATTAAAGCACTTTATGGCCAACTCATCTCTATCATTCTCGGGTTTACCAGAAATATTCATCTTTATTTCTCTCGATAATGAATTATGAAAACAATCAATTAAAAATAAAAGAAATTCGGAAACATCGTTTTGAGAATAACCTGTAAAAATTTCTAAATTTTTAATCCCTGCTACTTTTTGTATTGTTTTAATAAACTTATTGGGTGATACAATACAATTATTTTCCCATAATATTTTTCTTAAATTATCCCATTCAATTAACAATGCTGAGTCGTATTTATTTTTAATTTTTTTTTTTGTATTTTCATCGTCTAGAATATTATTTAATTCATAAGTGTGGGATATAATTTGAATGCATGAATTAATAAAACAAGTATTTCCCAAGTTTGCTAGTCCACTAAGTCCTTTATTTTTATATGTTTCTTTGTATAATTCCATGCTCATAAATTAATTGTGTTATTATTATTACTAATATACATTTAAACAGATTTAATATAAATATATATTATACACAATGTCAAACGGAAACAACACTAGAAATAGTTTATTTAGTGATTTGGATAATACAGACTTGCTTTATATTAATATATTAAATACAATATACAACGATAATTTAAGAATTATTAACCAGTTACTTCAACAAAATAGTGAACTTACCAACAATTTACTATCTTTTCTGAGTAGTAGAAGGAGAGAAACTTTTACAAACATGTTTAATAATAATTTCAATCAACGCAGTAACATGCATAATAGTAACACTAATACCAACACTAACACAACTAACAACATTAACAATAGTGGTCCTGATGATAGACGTATTTTTATTGATAATATCCCTTATTATATCGTAGATGAAGTTCAGTTCTTTACTATTCCAACTACCGAGACTAATACAAACCCTAACACTAATGGTGATAATACTGGCAATACCAATTTAAACGAGAGACATCATCGTAGACGTTCAACTACACACAGAAATGGATTACGTAGACATTATGATAATAATCCTAATATAACAAACGAGGTTCTACCTACTTCAATTGAAAGCAGAGGTAGAGGTTTTTTAAATTCATTCCTTCAACCTATTACAATTCGTCCAACACAGCAGCAAGTAGAAAATGCCACATCTAGTCTTGTTTATGGAGAAATTGTTGACCCTATTAACACAAGTTGTCCGATTTCTTTAGAAACATTTACAGAAACATCTCAAATAACAATGATAAAACATTGTAAACATATTTTTAATAGACAAAATTTAATGTCTTGGTTTAATACTAATTGTAAATGTCCAGTTTGTAGATATGATATTCGAGATTATAATAACACTGAACAAAATGAAATTGCTGATGAAAATAGTAACGTAGATCCAAATATTAATCCACAAGAACACATGAGGAATATTAGAAATATTACAGATGAGACAGTCAATATATTAGAAAATTTATTTCATGATGCGTTGTATGATTTATCTTATAACAATTTACAATTTTCCTTTCGATAAAGCTAAAAGAATATTTAAAATAACTTAAAGATATTTATCAAATAAATAAATATAGTACATAATGATTTGTAAAAGACATTATTTTAAATGGAATAATCGTGAGCTTATTGAACTTCAACGCGAATATGAATTATTAGAATTGTCAATTCAAGAAATCGCAGATAGACATAGAAGAAGTGTTAACGCAATTCTATGTAGATTGGAGAAAGAAAATTTTGTTCGAGACTGGAACCAATATAAAGATAAAAGATTTGATAGTTATATTGGTAAACCTGGGGATTTGGATTATTATCTTCGCGAATGTCACGACGATAATGACGACTACTCCGTTTTGACAGAAGAAAGCGATATTGTGTCAGATATATCTTCTGTTAAGTCAGAAGATATAATTGAGCCAGATTTTTTATTGCAACTAAATAATATTAGTTTTATAACAGGCGTAAAAAAATTTATAGATGATTTGTCGTACGTAGCAAAAAAATTTTCAACTAGTACTAGAACTAACAATAATAATAACTTGGCTGAAATATAAAACGCCCATTTTAAATGAAATTTTATACTAAAAATCTTCAAAACCAGCATCTAACCATGCTGATATTCGTTTTGGATGGAAGACAACCATCATTAATTCCTCCAAAAAGATATCAACCATTTGTTTTTTCATTTTTTTATAATCAATTTCAAAGATAGACGGATTTGATGAAAAATATTCCCAAAAAATTTTATCTTGATTTTTTTCCAACAAAGAAATAGCATTTGGATTTTTTGACAACATACACCAATCTATTTTATCCTGGTTTTTTTCCAACAAAGAAATAGCATTTGGATTTTCTGATAACCATAACCACCCGATTTTATCTTGATTTGCTTCTAATAAATGAATAGCATTTGAATTTGCTGATAAAACCCCCCAATTAATTTTATCTGGATTTGCTTCCAAAAGAGAAATAGCATTTGGATTTTGTGATAAAAACAACCAACGAATTTTATCCTGATTTTTTTCTAATAAAGAAATAGCATTTGGATTTTCTGATAAACTCATCCAATCAATTTTATCCTGATTTTTTTCTAATAAAGAAATAGCATTTGTATTTAATGATAAATATTCCCAATTAATTTTATCTGGATTTGCTTCTAATAAATCAATAGCATTTTGATTTATTGATAATTGATCCCATTTAATTTCCTCTGGATATTTTTCACACAAATGAATAGCATTTGGATTTTTGGATAACACGCGCCAATTAATTTTATCTGGATTTTGTTCTAATAAAGAAATAGCATTTGGATTGTATGATAAATAATCCCAATTAATTCTCTCTGGATTTGCTTCCAATAAATGTATAGCATTTGGATTTGATGACAATATACACCACTTAATTTTATCAGGATTTTGTTCTAAAAATTGAATAGCATTTGGATTTTTTGATAATTCATACAAATTAAGTTTATTTATGTCTATCCAATCTAATAATTTGTATAAAGGTTTTGGTTGTTTCATTTTTGATAGTTGTTTGAATCTAGAATTCTATAATAATAAATCAATTTTTTATTATTATATTGGGCGTTTTAAATGAAAAAAACATGTAAAAGGTTGTGTGATTTAAAATAGTTTAGTAATTATTTTAAATCAAATCATATTTTCATAAAGAAACTTGTAATACTTTTTACACCTTGTTTTTCATTGTTTGTTTCTCTCAAATATTTGTCAAACAACAGAGTTTTGATTTCCTTATTACGTAAATCATCTATTTTATCTTGGCATTTTTCAGGATCATCACTATATTTTTTTACAAGAGCATCTTTTTCTACTTTGTATTTTTTTAATTTTGTGTTTGTTTTTTTTTGTAACTCCCATATTTTTTCCAATACAAGTGCAAATACTTGTTGGACTGGTTTCATTATCTGATTTGTAATATAAAATGAATAGTCAATTTTCAAACCCTGTTCTTTAATAAAATTAGGTGTTTCGATTTTCTCACCTTGCAAAGCCTTTTTATTTTTAGTATTTATATATACAAATGGAATTCTATCGCCCGAACTCGGTTTGTTACCAGGATCTCTAGCTGTTATTCTATCAGCAAGTACTTTATGCGCAATAGATTGCGGATTTTTATAACCCGACCGCAATGATTTTGTTATAATTAATTTTTCCATAGGAAAATTTTCATCTACTATGTTTTGCAAAGAATTCTGTAAAAATTCAATAGCTTGATTGATATTTTGCTCTTTCATTAAAATATCTATTATTCCACCATATATGTCTTTTACAATTGGCGCATTATCACGTCGTTTTAATACAATTCCCATTTCTTTTCGTTTGCACTTGTTCGGATCTGTTTCATAAAGCATACCCACATATCTTTTTTTCGATAATAAACAAAATGGCATAAAAGTTTTTTCGTATTCCAAGTCGTGGGGTCCTTTTAATAAGCTCGATGCTAAGTGTCCTGCTTCTTGTGCCAATTCAATCGTAATTTCAAGTGCTTCTTTTCCACGAATTGGTTTGCCTTCAGGTGTTTGTAAATTGAATGTGAAGAATACAGAATCCGTATTGTGAACAATCATGTTTCCTATACCTGCTGCAAAATGATGATTTTCTGTTGTTAGATCATATACGTAACCTTGATATTCTATTTCTTGTAATTTTTTTATAGCATAAGGATTTTTTCTTTGTTTATTCTTCGTCATTGTAATTCTGTATATTTCTGGTTTATCATTTCTGGTATTTATTGAAGTTGAATATCCTATACTTGCGGCCAACCAACAAATGTGAGAAGCACTTATTTGATTTTTTTGATCAATTCTTACATAACCATTAATGTCTTTATCACCATCAGCGTCGTATAATCCATTAAAGAATGCTTTACGAATATTTAATGGACTATTCAAAATTTCAATAGGAATTATTTTACACTTATTATAATACAGTTTTTTTCTGTATTTTTTTACAAACTCAGAAATTGAACCATATATTTTACATTTTGGCACTAATTTATAAACGCCAGAACTTTCTAACGTCGGTAATATAACCCAATCAAAATTAGGATAAACTATTTTACATAATTCTAGATATTTATTTATTAAAATTGTGGATGCATTGTTTAAACCCCATGATTTTTTTTTACCAGATTTACAATCATAACTTCCACAACTTCCATCACCATAAAAGAAACCCATTATTTGAGCTTCTTTTTCTTTAAAAATCATTTCACTATCTGATAAATTAATGCTAATATTATTTGAAATATTAGGCAGGATGTGATGTAATAATTCAGTACCAATTTCAACATTTTTTGGTGTAATTTCTTCGCCATTTTTTAATATCAATGAATGATCGTCTGTTACATCAACTAAACCTGTATGTGTAAGAACACGAACCATTCTTTTATGAGGAGCTAAAGTATGACGAATTATTCTATGTAACTTTGTCCATCCTTTTTCTGTCCATGTTTCAATATCATTCAATTCACAAAATTCCTTTTCTTGTTTACCTTCTTCAGTACAAATAACCCATTTATTATTACCATATTTTTCGGCAAGATTTTCAATTGTAACGATATCAACTACATCATTATTTTTAATATAAACAGGAGTATAATTGGCTACACTGTCGCCATATATATACTCTGCTTTTGTCAATACAGGCCCGTGATCTTTTGTATTACAAACTGCGTCTCCATAACATTCTTCGATAATTTTCTTTGCATACGTCAACAAAAGTCTACCTGTTGCAGTAGTACAAGCAGCAATATCTTTCTCATAAAACGTACTTGTTTTTGCACCACATTGTCCATACAATGAGTTGGCAGTTACTTTGTATCCCAATTGCCTTTTATCTAAAACATTTTTCATAAATTCGTCACTTTCTTGTGGGATCAATTTACGCGTCGTTTTTCTGGCTACTAAAAGCTCTTCTAAAATAGAAGGCATAATCGCTTTTCCTTCGGGGAACTGAGCAAACCTACATGTTTTCATACCTGACTTCACTTTTTCTGCTGCAGCTTTTGCTGACTTACGAATATATTTAAATGTGTCATATGTAATATTTACATATTCATAACCAGGTAAATTGTCATATATAAAAACGCCATTTTCATCTTTTTCACCCCATTCATCAACTAGATTTCCTGCTAAGTCATATTCTCTTGTCCATACTTTACTATCGTGCGATAGATTTTCACTAATCATCGAACTGGGATATAGTGAAGCATAGTCAACGCATGCAACTGGATTATCTAAATACAAATCACATTTTGGATCCAAAACAATAGCTCCTTCGTAACCTTCTTCTAAGTCTCCTTTTTCCATTACAGGAATTAATGTCCGTTTTTCACGGCATTTTTTAGCAACATAACTCGTGAGTTTGATACCTTGTCCCCGCATTACCAAGAAATTAATAGGAACGCTACAAATTTTCGCCATTTCAATAAAACCAGTCAATACATCTGCTTTGTTGAACAGATAATGTACCAAGTTACAATCTTGTATACAGTATTTTGCAATTACAGATCTATCGTGTGCAGTACCATTCGTCATTCTAAAAATATCTTTAGGTGTTACATCATCCTTTGCTAAACACCAACGAACTTTCTTTTTCATATCTGGATTTACAATACCATCAATTTTGAATTTACCTTCTTCTTTGTTTATAGAAGTCACTTTGAATTTTGCACCGTCGTCGTAATAGTCAACTGAATGACCAATTTCTTCTAAATGAATAAAACTACCCTCCAAAAGGCCTGTCAGGTTTGTTGTTTTAATTTCAGTCTTGAATGAATAGTGTTCAAAACTTTTAATATAGTCTCCAATAAAATGACCAGCAACATAATCTAATTTATACGACGTTAGATTTTCTTCACGGCGGAAGAAATTATACAAGTCAACTTGTAACCGTCCATTCATTTTGATAAATTTTAAGTCATGTTGACCACTTGCAATTTGAATACTAGTTTCTTCTATTTTTATTTTTTGTGTATCTTTGTCTTTTGTACCACAAACTTCATCGCTGTTTCGCGATAGTTTCAAAAATTCACTTACACAACCTGTTTCTTCAGCACGTCGAAACATGAACTCATAATCAAAACCAAATATATTATATCCAATAACAATATCCGGATTTTCTCGTTGAACCAATTGTTGCCAAGCTAATAAAACTTCACGCTCGGTTTGATATGTCTCAACTACGCTATTTTGAATAGGCATGTCACTGCAGCTATTCAAAACAATACAATGATTTTTGTGTGGTTCTTGTTCTCCATAATTCATAAAGGTCGAACCTATAAAGGTTACTTTGTCCCCCTCTAATTTTGGAAAACATGAACTCAATGCTAAATTCAGTTCGTAGAGTTTATTATCTCGTTCAAAAGTTTTATCACACAAAATGTCTACAATGGTCGCCTGTTTATCATTGTATTTTTTTACGTAATTGGGTTTTTTATAATATCCAACTGCATCATCATCTTCCTCATCTTGTGCCATTTTTTCAAATAAACTTTCTATTGTCGTAAGATCTGATACACCAGCTACATTGTTTGCAGTGCGGACCTTGGTTTCTAGCCATTTTTCGCACATGGTCACGACATCTTCTTGCGATTTTGGTACTGTTTTTGGATACACCAAATCTATGGTCGGCATATTTTCATATCCGAACGCAGCTAGTATGATACGCCGTAAAATATTTTTGCACAACTCTTTTGTCATTTCCATTTTCAAATTTTCAAAATATTCTACAATGTTGGTGGCTAATTTCTTGTAGGATTTGATTGGAACGGGAAAATCGCCGTGACTACTGCTTGCTTCAATATCAAAACTCATGATTTTGTATGGAACACGAGTTTCTTTGTCATTCAAAGGAATTATATTTTTATAATTTATGGTGAATTCGTAGTCACAAGTCGTTTTTTTACTGTTTTTGTCAATTATTTCAACTGTTTTCTTTTTCGGTAAAGCAATCCAACCTGAAGGACTGATGTCTTTAATGTGAAATAAACGCAACAGAGGTGGAATATTTGCTTCATATAATTTTATGTTTGTATTTTCAAATTCATAACCATCTTTTAATAGTTCGTGTCCACTAACGTAATCAGTATACCATAAATTTTTGACCTTGTTGTAAGCAGCAATACTTTTAAATTCAAACTTGATAAATTTGTGTTCTTTTCCTCCGTCAAAACCATATAATTTTTTACGTTTTATAATAATACATTCTGTAATTGAGTCCTGATAATATTTTCCTATTTTTGTTTTGATATGATTTAAAAAGCACTCCTTCGTGTATGTATTCCATTTATCATTCACCATGACATAAAAGAATGGTTTGAAGTCTTCGACCTGAATAGAACAGGTTTCACCTTTTTCATTTAAACCAAACATTTGGATCATGAATATTGATTTATCTTTTTTTACATTTGTTTTTTTTTGTTTTAAATCGTCTTCACTACTGTCATCTTGATTTGTATTTGTATCATTGTACACGTTGAAATCAAAAATTCTAAAGAGATGTTCCATTTCTAATTTTAGAATATATTTATAGTAATTATTAATATATGTTTATTATGTTTTGTAGTATTCATTTTTATTTTATATTAGTAATCAAACAATATAAAATTAAACTATTATAATATTATTATTATAAATGAGTAAAACTCCTGTTATTGCTGTCGCTGTATTTGATAATGGAAAAATTAAAGGAACCGTACATTTTATTGAAAACTTACAAAAAAACAATGTAACTATTGATATTGAGATTACTGGATTAAAGAAAAATTCACATCATGGTTTTCATGTTCACGAAGCAGGCGATTTGACTGATCAATGTACAAGTATGTGTGCACACTTTAATCCATATCACAAAAATCATGGTTGTCCTGGAATGAAAGAGAGACATGTTGGTGATTTGGGTAATTTGGTAACAAATTCTAAAGGTGAAGCTGTATACAAAATGGTGGATGATGTGATCAAGTTGAGAGGAACAAAATCGAACATAATCGGACGTGGATTAATTATTCATGCCGATCCAGACGATTGTGGGCAAGGCGGTCAGCCCGATAGTTTGACAACAGGACATGCTGGGAAAAGAATAGCATGTGCTGTTATTGGATATGCGAAGGAATATTTCGATTAAGAAAGTATAACAGTTCTTCTTATTGAATCTTTATCAAATATAATTTTAACATTTTTATATCCTGCAAATTTACCACTTGCACCCGTAACGGTATAGTTGACATACTCAACTACCGCTGACTGATCATTTCCACTATCAATATAATTTGCAGTCGCAGTTATCATATTTGATACATTTTCACGTTGGTATGGTTTACTTATAATAGTTACTGTACCTAAATAAGTACTAGGTAATCCTACGTTGTCATTTGGAGGTATACGAAATCCTGTAAAATTTAAAATATCTGTAGTAGGAGTTGTAAAATCATATTTACACATATACCGATTTGAAATATTTTTAAAACTTGATACTCCATTTATTTCTGCTGTTTCTTTAATATAACCCGAGTTTAGTTTGTCAGTTCCAGGTACTATACGAGTATAGTACAGGGTTAGAGGTTCTTTAGGTGGTGCCATTATTGTACATATAATAAAGAAAAAAAATCAAGGATTTTATGAAATGTCTAAAATTACGCGCGTTTTTCTAAAGTCTTCGCTTGCGCATTTTTCTAGTTTTTCCACCTTTCCCACCTTTTCTACCATATTTACAGTGTTGTTTTTGAGAAAACCCTTTTGGGTGCCGACAATTAATACTTCGTTTGTATTTTAACGACCATTTACCCCCGCGCATTCTATGCATATGTCTGTCATTTTTAATATGATGTTCTATCCATTCTACAAATGAATCGACCGATCGATTTTTTTCACTGATATCACTATCTTCATAATCTTCTGAATGGTTTCCTTTTTTACATATATGTTGCATAGTAGGAAAACCCTTGGGTTGATTTTTAATGTATTTCAAGTCATTCAAAACATCCTGGTCAACATCTACGATAACAATATTGTTGTTATTTTTGTGTTTACGTGCTAAAACATTTTCCAATTTTTTCCATTCTGGACGTGTTGCATTACAAGGCCCGCAACCTTCCATGTAAAATAAAACAAACATATGTTTCCCATTTTTTATATGTTTATTGAACATGTCTGTATTTTTGGTTGTAGGGTCAATATGTAAGAAAATCATTATGAGTTTATTATATTATAATTATATAATTATCTGGAAATATATAATATTATATAAAATTATATATATATTATATATGACATTAACAACATTATTATTTATCATTGTTTTTTTATTAGGAATTTATTTTTATGCAAAAACCAGCGACCCTAAATATTCCGAAGGTTTAACAAATAATACAACATCTGGGACACGGTGTCCTAATATGTTAATTCAAAAAGGCTCGCGATTTTATCTATACAATTCCAAATTAGCACAAGTCCCAGGTGTCAACCCTGTCGAATTCGACAATTTAGAAGATTATACCGAGTTTTTGGATTGGCAAAGAAGTCAAGGCATTCGTTGTCCAGTTCTTTACCTTCAACATAGTTATGATGCTCAAGGAAATCCAGTTTATAAAGTACGTCCGAGTGTTTCTGAACCACAAGGAGGACTGCCTCCTATGATTAGCAATCCTAGTACTCAAGGAAATATGCCTTCAGGAATTGGTAGTTCTAGCGGCGATTTAATCACCGAACAAGCAGATGATACGAATGTCGCTTTGGCTCCCAACCCTACACTTTTAGTCGATGCAACGAGAAACGATCCACCTTATAATGTAAACTCATATCCAGCATTTGATCAAAGTTCTTATTATGTAGGCACGACAACACCTTTGGACGAAATGAATGTGAAAGCAGAAAATATGTTGTACAGTCCAGATGCAATGGATGCAAATTGGGGTGGTGCTGCATATACACAGTCGCTTGTTGATAAAGGTTACTATAATGCAAATCAAGTTTCTATATATGTTAATTAAAAATAGTTTTATCATAATAAAATTAATTTTATTATAATAGTATTACTGGCTCATATCTAAAAATTTCATAACATTATTCAATGCAGAACGCGCAGAATTTAATTGTACCAGTGTTTCTAACGATGATGTTGGACTGGTTGAACTTACAGATAATGCCGTTTGCAACATCATAGTATTGATGAGATCATCTAAATTTAAAATAGCATTTTCATAATCATTTCTATATTTGCTAATTAATAAAACATCTTGGTTTTTAATAACCATTGACTTGATATTTGCAGCATAAGTTTGTGCTCCTCCAGCAATGCCACTGCTACTACTTGTAGACGCGGAAGTTGATCCTGTAGTTGATCCAGATGAAGCAACTGCACTTGATATAAGATTTCCGCTAGGATCGGTTGTCATACCTTCTTTCATTTTAAAATTAAGATTTCTAAATAACATATATGCTACAAAACATATTGCAAGGATAAAAAGTACATTAATAAATTGTTTGTTCATTTTATATATATAATTTATATTTTTTAAAAAGTACAACTTATATTATTTACGAGTTTTTTTATTCTTTTTTTTATCAAATCGTCTTCTAGACTTATTTTTACTTTTACCTATTTTTTTATTTTTTCGATGTTTTATAGTCTTAATTTTTGTACTTTTACCATTCTTTCGCGTCATACCACCGTGATGTGGTCTTATACCAGAAGCAACACTTGTCGCCTGTGCAGGTGCACCAAGTTTTGTTAATAAATCTGACGAAAACACATTCAGTAATGTTGGAAATATATTTTGCAGAAAAAATTTTGGTGAATAATTCAAATATTTCAATCCATATTGTTTCGGATATCTAAAAGTGCTTTCTAATCCATTGGAAGAACCACTAAATAATCTATCATAAAAGTCAGGAATACTTGAATTATAACCATAATATGTAAAATATGTACACGCCAAAGTCATTATACCAAAAATACTAAATGTTTCATTTGAACCTTGAAATAATACTGGATTTCTTAAGTGTTCAAATATATAAAAATAATTTTTAAAATTTTCATTTAAATAATGACTAACACAACATAAAATTTTTTGATCATCATCAAGTATCTGAGTATTACATACTGGTTGACCAGTTTGTGCATCATTAACGTAACTTTCTAAATCATAATTCATCAAATCACTTGAAAGATAAAGAGCAGAAGGATTTCTCCATGATAATAAATAAATTACTAATTTTATATAAGGTAGTTCTAAAAAATATAACATATGATTTACAGTTAATAAATCATCACTTATATTACCTTCTACTAAATCAGAATATGAGAATTGTTCAGCCAATATTTTTAAAGCTACAACAAATCCATTTTGTTCATTTTCTAATGTATAATTATCATCTTGTTGAACCAATATTTGTTGACAAAAATTATCTGTTTCGTATAATCTGCTAATTGTTATTAATATTTGAGGCATATTCATGGTTTCAAAATTTATACTTTCATCTTTAACTACATTACTAACATAAACCGAACATTTATTCATAAGATTTAATAAAAGTCGGTTTATTTCATTATACATATATACTTGATTACTTTGTTGTTTTGTTCCACCCTTTTGATTATAATAACTATAACCAAGACTATATTTTACATTAAAATTATTACCGCTAAAATATTTACCTCCTTGTTGCGGCGATAGTACAGATAAAATTTGTGTTAAAGACTGCTGTATCAAAATTAATTGCTCTTGAGTACATTGTTCTCCTGCGTTTACATCATCCTTGATGTACATTATGAACGCCTGTATATAGTCTTCATTGAATTCAGTTACATTAGAAATTTCGAAGGATGTGTCGTACATATTATTTATTTCCATTGAAGAAAGAAAGTTATTGTAATTGTTTACAAATGCATTATTCTCGATTTCTTTTTTGTCTATTACGTCGTTGTTAGTTCGCGTACTTTTTCTTGTGGGTTCAGGTTGGGATTTTTGTGAAAGTATATATTTAACTAATGGTTTAGTTGATTTTTCGCTGTCCGTATAATTTTTTAAATTCAATCCAATTTCTTCTCTTGTAAATGTTCCTGTAACAAGTTCTTGTTGTGTTAAAGGATTGAAATAATTCATTGGTTGTCCCTGTAATAATGGGTAATCTTGATCCAAAATATTGTATAAATCAAACATTGATCTGTTTTCAAAGTCAGCAATTTCTTTTAAGCTTTTTGATAAATAATTTTGAAACTCAGTCAATTGACTTTCATTAAGTTGATCGAGACCTGCTATATTACTATTTATTGTAATATTTAATTGAGAAATTGTCGTTAAATCCTCACGAAACTTTTGAAATTCTGCTTGGTCAGTTAATTGTAATAGTTTACAATTTTTTAATATATTATTTAATATGTAATAGGCATTCCAGAGACGTAAAGTTAAAAAAAGTTCTATTCCGTTACTTTGTAATTTTCTGATTGTCATGTCAAGTATGTCGTATATATTTTTTCTCAAGTTGCATATGTTAACATAATATGAATTTACAAAATATAACGATGTATTAAATTTGGAAATAATTTGTCCTGTATATTTGTTAAATATAGTAGCATCATTTCTTATTTTTAACTTTAATCTATCTACAGGACTAGCATTTAATAAATCACACCTGAAAAGTGAACATGTAGCAGTTGCACCTATTTGATAAATAGATGGCACTCCCAAAAGTCTTCCAACTAACGTAGATAATTCATCTCCACTGCAAAATGTATAACAGTTTACATTGTTTCCTTCTTTTAGTATTTGTTTTAAAACTGTATATGATTGCTGATAGTCTCCTGTTCTTTTGTAATCTGCTAAAAGTTTAAATAATGATTTTAAATTTTCATCAGTCATATTCAGAAAAGTACTTCCATTATTATTGTTTAAATAGCAAAATAATTTTAGTATTCTTGAATCAGATATGGGTATGCGACTATTTAATGGTCCAGATGTTTTTAAAGTATTGAAAAAATTTTTGAACGCAGTTATATCTGGTGACAACCATGCACCACTAATATTTGTTTTATTTCCTTTGATTAAATCCATTAATAAATTTATTATTTTACCTATGTAGGGTACACCTGCGCCACAAGTACCGCATGTTAGAAAATCATTTGCATCAGATGCATTAGGTGTTTGTTGTTTTTTAACTTCTCCGAAATAATATCTTGCTACTAGTTGTGGGTAACTATCAATATAATTTTTAATTATACTGCATGCTGTATCATAATTAGTATCCATGGAATCACTTCCTTTAACATAGTTAATTGCATTTGTTATTTGTTCAAACCCGGGCACGTTTTCTACTTCCTTTACTTGCTGTATATTAAAAATAGCCAAAGAAAAACTATACAAATTATTTATATCGAAAGTAGAATTATCATTTGGTAAATAACATATAAAATATTCATTACATGAAAAATAATTGGAAACAATTGGAACAACATAACCTTGAATCACTTCTTCAAAAACTATGGGAACATTTTGGTCTAGAGGTTCAGTAGAAGTACTTGCTGAATCTAAAAAACAAGGAATTGCAATAAAAGGAGTTACTTTTGAATTTGGAACACTAAAAACATCACCAAGAAATCCTATTCCTGCATCTGATAAAATTTTCATTGGTTCATTTGGCATGTCATTAACATTAACTAAATTAGGTGAATGTAAAAACCATCTTATAAAATGCCCGATTCTATAAGACCAATCTTCAATTAGTTTTTCGTCACCGTTTGCTATAGCAACTATATACTTTGAAAAACTCATTTTTTTTTTCTCCATTTCTTTAATATTTGGATTTTCGGTATTTATGATTAATTTTAAAGAACCATTTGAACCTAAAACCGCTTGTCTTAATTTTTCACTAATAGTTATACTATTTGTGTTAATATCAAAATTAAATTCACTTATAATTCTATCATAAGTTATTATTGTATCAGCAGATTGTAGTCCTTTGTTTATTTCAATTGATTTAGTAACCTTACTTTCAAATCTTTTTCCTGTGTCAGACCTACTAAATTCTGGGTAATTTAATTCTGATTTATACATGTCTAAAAAATCACCTTCTTCAAATTCTCCAGTTAATAAGTAATTTAAAGGTCCCTCTTTGTTAAATACTTCGTTATTGTATCCATCCCTATCTTGACTTAAATCGTGAAAAGTATCATCAACTGCTAATCTTTTTAATATTGATGAATCTAAATTATAATGTGGGTTAAGTGTTACGGTTGAACCATTAAAAACAAATGGAGATGGTGTACTTAAAAAATTCAATCCACAATTTCTAAATTCTTTTTCTGATATATATGCTGCCATTATTATTTGTATACTGTATACTATATACAAATAATTAAAATAAACATTTTTCTTTATTTTTTCAACAGAAACTTGATAATATTTGCTATAGACGTTTTTGTGATTTTTCTTGATTGACCTTTGCCATTGATATTTGTGACATCAGCTAAACATTTTTCGTTTTCTTCTAAGCATTTTATTAACTTTGCAATGCTGTTGTATTTTTTTATAATAGACACTGCGGTTGCTGTACTGACACCAGGTATTTGACATAACATAATTTCATCTATATTTTCCACTGTAATATTTTCTTTTTTCACTTTTTTTACTAAACTTATATAGTCTTTATCACCGTTTTTCGATTGTTCGGGATCAGAGTTTTCTTCCGTGTCGACACTAGTATTTGTTTCTAATATAGTTTCTACTTTATTTTCAGGATCAGTTTCTGTTTCTGTCTCACTTTCAGGCTTTTCCGAGATGGTTTTTGTTATATTAGCAACAGCACCACTATTTTTGTTCGCATAAAATGCTTTTCTATTTGTGCTCTCTCCTTTCATTAATTTTGCTGTGCAATTACAAATAAACAACGCTGTTTCATCTATACTGAATGTTCTAATAGCTGAAAAGCCTTTGTAGTAGTTCAGAGAGAAAATAGCCGAATACAATGTAAGTTTTTCGAATTTTGTTTCACGAAACATGTTCATTTTATTAAAGTCACCTTCAATCAAATACATGATGTTGTGGTTATGAATAGGTAATCCATTGAGACGAAACGACTGTTCTTCATATCTTCCATCTTTGATACTTGACAACAAATCATTGATTGATTTTCTCTCCATAATCAATATATCTTCATTGTTATGACTAATGATTACATCACCAATAGGTAAACTTTCAACAATTACTTTTATATTTTTAAAATTAGGAATAGATGAAATATAAAAAGCTATTTTGTTTTGTAAATCCCTTTCACGTGAATCAATTTTAATAAACAAGTTCATGTTTTATTGGTAATAAAATAATTTATTAATTTGTTATTAAATTATTTTAAAGCTAAATAGTATTTTGTAAAAAATACATGATATAAAATACAAAACACACCACGTAAAAATAAAAGAGACCAATACTGATAAAACATAAGATTAACCCATGTTTCCACCAATAGTAGCCTTGTAACCGTACTGTTGTGTTTGGATTGTGTAGTTTGGAATACAAATTAATGGAAGAGACTGTGGAGCTCCTCTTAAAGTAGGATTACTTTGCATGAAAAAACCTATACGAGGAGCAATACCGGCCTTTTTTGGGCCACCGCATGTGTTCGTTCTGTTAACAATTGACGCCTGATTCCTGGCGGATTTACTGCCTGACATGTAGACCATTTTTATATACAATACAATTATATTTTAATTTTATTCTTCTAAATATTTGAAAATAAAATTTTTAGAAGTTTTTTGTTTATTATATAAAACTGCTTTAATTCCACTTGTACAAATATTCAAAATATTACCTGCTTCTTTTATTGAATTAAATTTATTAAGTTCATTCATTTCTAAATCATATTGAATAATTGGTCTAGTGTATTTTTTCTTAATATTATTAGTATAATTGTGTTTATTATTTTCAGCACATGTAACCCATTCTAAATTATCAAGGTTATTATTTTCTTTATTTCCATCTATATGATTAACAAATGGTTTATTTTCTGGATTATCAATAAACATTAAAGCAACTAAACGATGTAAAGCGAATTTTTTAATATTAACTCTTACATAAATATATCCTGTATGATGAGGTTTATAATCTTTCATAATAATTCCTTTACTATTTTTAAATCTTCCTAAATTAGATATATAGTAATTTTCACTTTCAAAACCAGGTATTTTTATTTCTTTCCATATTTCATTTTCACATGAAAGTTGTTCTTCAATTTCCCACCTAAATCCAAATGATGATTTGTAAATTCCTCTTATTGAATTACTAATATTTGTTGTTCCAGAATGAATATTTTTTGCTAAATTATTTTCATATAACCATACACCTGCAGTTTCAATAGAAACATATTTTTGAAGCTTTATATTAGTATCCTTATCAATTCTATAAATACACTTATTCTGATTTGTAGTTTGAATTAATCCTTTGCATTTATGTAAATTATTTTCTAATGCTGTATTCCATTCAAGGTTATTTATATTGTTATTCAATGGATTTTTATCAATATGATTAACATGAGGTTTATTTTCAGGATTTGATATAAATGCTAATGCTACAAGTCTATGAACTGGAAACGTTTTACCTTTACAGTTTGATGATAATCCAACAATAACATATCCACCCGATTTACAGGGTTTTAATATTCTTCCTGTTTTAATATTTTTAACTCTTCCTAAATTACTTACTTCATAATTTTGAAATTCTTCAATGTTTTCCCATTTTTCATTTTTCATTATCCTCCATTTATATTATTGTAATACACTATCTTTAAGCCATTTCAAACGCACATTCTCCACAACCCAACCCAGAAACAATATCCTAAACCAACTTAAAGCCATCATCACAAATATATACAACACCATGACTGACGCAAAAATAGCACACGACGACGACATTATCAAAACCGAAGAAGGTTTGATATTTAATCCATTTAATCCATTAAACACTAAGATTACATTAGATGAAGTCCAATGTATTCTTTCTAAATATGGAATACCACCTACAATAAACAACTTGGCGCTTTATGAACGCGCTTTTGTCCACCGCTCTTACACAAAACGCCCCAATTTTGAAAACATTGCACAAAATATCACCATTGTAGAGCGTCCGCAAGATTGTATGCCACTCAGCAGTAAATCCAATGAACGTCTCGAGTTTTTAGGCGATGGTATTTTAGAACTAGTTACAAAATATTATTTGTATCGCCGTTTTCCAAAAGAAAATGAAGGATTTATGACGGAAAAGAAAATTGCTATTGTCAAAAATGAAGCGATTGGTAAAATTGCACTAGAAATGGGTTTACATAAATGGTTGATCATTTCGAAACACGCAGAAGAAAAAAAAATCCGTACCAACTTGAAAAAACTGGGATGTCTCTTCGAATCGTTTTTAGGAGCCTTGTTTTTGGATTTTAATAAAATCAAGGTTACTGACAAAGACGGCTGGTTTCAGTCGATGTTTGTTACGGGTCCCGGCTTTCAAATGGCACAAAAATTTGTAGAAAATATTTTCGAAAAACACATTGACTGGGTTGCACTCATTACCAATGACGACAACTATAAAAATATTCTTCAAGTAAAAATCCAAAAAGAATTCAAAGTAACTCCTCATTATTTGGAAATAGAACATGATATGGAATTAGGATACAAAATGGGTGTGTATCTATGTCTTGGACAACCTATTCACAATGTATCTCACGCAGATGCAGTACATATTTCTTATTTTAAAACATTCAAAACAATTCATGATCATGTAGCTGAAAACGGCAAGGTTTTGTTGTTTATGGGGGAAGGTCAACACAAAATCAAACGAAAAGCCGAACAAGTTGCATGCAATGAAGCAATTCAATTTATAGAAGAAAATAATGGATCTCTTGATGTTACCGAAAAACAAGATGCAAATGAATAATAAAGGTACAAATATAAAAATATTCTATTTGAATTATATAAGCGTAAACAATGAATCCTTTAGAAAAATTAAAACAAAAATTGATGGCAAAACCTACACTTCAAGAATTACAACCCGTTAAAGTTGCAATTCGAGTTGAAACAAAACAACCATCAAAACCATCAAAAGAAACAGATCTTGAAGAAGGAGAAGTTGCAGAAATACCTGAAACAAAACCCGGAATAGAAATCATTGATGAAACGAACAAGGAATACGATCGCTCCGATTTTTTAAAAAGAAGGGCTGAGAATAAAAAATCAAAAGTAGTCATGAAACCAATTGTCGAGGCAATTGAAATGAAACAAACAGTTGAACCTATACCTACACCAGTCGCAGAACCACCTATCAAAAAAGTAAAAAAAATAATAAATAAACCACTTATTATCGAAGACGATGAAGAAAACCCAGAAAATCCAGAAAAAACACTGCAAATCGATGTGGAAGAATTAGGCGCACTACCAACTGAAAAAAAGGAACCAGGCAAGGAACCAGAAATGGAGCCGCAGCCACAAGAGAAACAACGCAAAGGTCGCATAACCAAAAAGGTGGAAAAAGGGATTGCCATTTTGGGCCCCGAAAACGTCGTGGAAATAGGCACTACATCTTTATCTGAACGTCTTGCCAAAAAAGAGCCGCCCGTGGTAATCAAAGTTTCCAGTTATTACATGAACAATAGAGAGATTTTCATTAATTTTATTAACTCTCTTTTTGAACCCTACAAAAAAGAACTGGCTGCCAATACTAAAAACATATCATGTGATACTATTGGAAAAGACGTCGATGATGGCAGCGGGTTTTCTCTTTTAACGCATCAAAAGATTGTCAGGGATTATATGAACTTGTTTACGCCGTATCGTGGGATACTGTTATACCACGGATTAGGTAGTGGAAAAACCTGTAGTAGTATTGCAATTGCTGAGGGCATGAAGGACACAAAAAAAATAATAATTATGTTGCCCGCTTCTCTACGAACCAATTATATGGAAGAATTGAAACATTGCGGCGACTCTTTGTACAAAAAAAATCAATTTTGGGAGTTCATATCAACTGATACGAACCCAGAAGCTCTTACAACTTTATCAGCCATTTTAAATTTGCCACAAGAATTTATTAGAAAACGCAAAGGAGCGTGGTTCGTCAATGTGAAAAAACCATCCAATTATGATGAACTAACAAGCATTGAAAAACGATCACTTGACGAACAACTAAACGAAATGATAAGCGCTAAATACGTTTTTATCAACTATAATGGTTTGCGAACAAAACGATTGTCGGAACTCACATCAGGGTTTACCAAAAATTTATTTGATAATTCAGTCATTATTGTTGACGAAGCACATAACTTGATAAGTCGCATTGTAAATAAAATTAAAAAGGAAAAAGTCGTACCAGAGAATGAAAAAGGAGAGAAAGAATATTCGCCAAAATTCCTTTCGACCAAACTATACGAATATTTAATGAGCGCTAAAAATGCCCGTATAGTTCTTTTGACAGGAACACCCATTATTAATTATCCAAACGAATTTGGAATACTTTTCAATATTTTGAGAGGCTACATCAAAACCTGGAATATACCCTTGAATGTAAAAACCAATAAAAAAATTGATCGAGTTTCACTTCAAGAAATGTTGCTCGGAGAGAAAACATTGGACTATTTGGACTATTCACCATCCAGTAAAGTACTTACTATTACCCGAAACCCTTATGGTTTTAAAAATAAAATAAAAGAAAACAGCGGTTATAAGGGTGTTGCCAATACAAAACGAGATGATAATGGAAACAATATTTTTGATAACGAATTTTTGAGTGACGATGATTTTGAACGACGTATACTGAGTATTTTAAAAAGAAATGAAATTGAAGTATTATCGGATGGTATTAAAATTCGCAACATGAAAGCTCTTCCCGACGACTTCAATATTTTTGAAAATCAATACATTGATAGTGTAACAAAAAAAATAAAAAATTCTGATGCACTTAAACGCCGAATAATTGGGCTGTCCTCTTATTTTAGAAGCGCCCAAGAAGATCTTTTACCTACATTTAATAAAACATTAGGGGTTGATTATCATGTTGTTAGAATTCCGATGAGTGATTTTCAATTCAAAATTTACGAGTCAGCGCGGAAGGAAGAACGGAAAATGGAAAAACAATCGAAAAAACCGCAAAATTTGGATGAACTATACAAAGAAGCTATGTCAACGTATCGTATTTTTTCAAGATTGTACTGTAACTTTGTTATGAACAATCGACCTCTCCCAATGAAGAAGAATAAAACACAAGAACCCACAGAACCTGGTGCGGCACCTGAAACAGATATTACAAATATCTTGAAAGACGCTCGTAAGGAAGAAGTCAATGTAGACATTAATGATGAAAATGAAGGCGAAGAAGAAGGTGATCAAATATTGGACAAACTAGGCGGTGTATCATACAAAGAGAGGATTGAAGCAGCCATTAAAAATATGTGGGAAAACTCCAATGATTATTTCACACCAGAAGCACTAGCCCGTTTTAGTCCAAAATTTCTACATGTACTTGATAATATTAAAGATCCCGAATATTTGGGCTTACATTTGGTTTACAGTCAGTTTAGAACGCTAGAAGGAATTGGATTATTCAGTCTAGTCCTCGAAAAAAATGGATTTGCCAGATTTAAAATCAAAAAAAATGCTTCTGATGTTTGGGAAATCAACATTCCTGAAGCTGATTTAGGCAAACCTACTTTTGCCTTATATACGGGTACAGAAACTACGGAAGAGAAGGAGATTATCAGACGTATCTTCAATGGTGAATGGGATTACATTCCTACGAATTTGTCCGCTGATCTAAAGAAAATTGCACACAACAACAATATGGGTGAAATTATCAAAGTACTCATGATCACATCATCTGGGTCGGAAGGTATTAACCTTAGAAACACTCGGTATGTACATATTATGGAGCCTTACTGGCACCCTGTCAGAACAGAGCAAGTCATCGGAAGAGCTCGTCGTATATGCAGTCATAAAAATCTGCCAAAACCACTGCAAACAGTTGAGGTTTTTGTTTATTTGATGGTTTTATCTGCCGAACAACTAAAGTCAGATGATGCAATTGAATTGAAAAGAAAAGATTTATCAAAAGGCGAACCAAAAGTCCCTGTAACAAGTGACCAATTACTGTTTGAAATTTCTGAGATAAAAGCAAACTTAAGTATGCAATTAACCGATGCAATCAAAGAAACATCATTTGATTGTTATATTTATTCAAATGGAAAATGTATGAATTTTGGTGATCCAAATAGTACTAAATTTTCTTATGTTCCGGATTATTCAAACCAACAAAATGATGTAAGTGTTAGAGCAAACAAGAAAAAAATAGAATGGGAAGGAAAGTCTATCACGTTAAATGGTGTCAAATATGTGTATAGAAGAATGAGCCCTAAGTTGCTGAATATTTATGATGAAAAAAGTTATTTGCAAGCATTGGAAAATCCTGATGTTACTCCTGTACAAATTGGTACATTAGAAATAAACAATAAAGGTGAACAAATTTTTAAACAATTAGTAACATAATAGCTTGAGCAAATTCCCTTTCATTTTCTGTTAAACTGTTATAAAATATATTCATATTACAACATTTATTTAAAGCATATTTGTGTAAGTCGACTATTTTATACGGTGTATTTTTTATCATTTTGTAACTTAATTCATTAAGTTGTTCTTTTTTAATGCTGACAACACAAGCTGTTTTTAACAATGAATTTCTAAATCGTGAAAACGATTTTTCTGAATTAATATATTTATTTTGTAAAAGCAAATATATTATCGTCAACAAGATTAAATGGTTCATACTTAATATCAATAATTTTATATATAGTATATTTTATTTTTGTCTTTTTCTTAATCATTTTTATTTTTTATACGTTCATTTTTTCAAGTATGATATTTATTTTATTATGCAACGAAGCTAAATCGTTTTTTAATTCATCAATTTGAGGTTGATAATTTATTGGATCTACCTTTTTTAATTTTTTAAACAAATTATTTGTTTCATCACTGCTTATACTGTATTCTTGAAGTGGTTCATAAAATTGGTTTTCATTTGACCATGTAATATGTTTATCATTTTCATTTGTGCCGATTTGAAAGTCTAATTTTAACTTTTCATTTTTAATTGAAGTTTCTTGTGATGTCAACCAGTTTACATTGTTGGAACTGTTTGGATTTGTCGTATTGTTGACAATGTTAGTTTCACTATAACTTTTACTAATCATTTCAATGTCATATTTTCGCTGCTCCTGAATTTTTTTGATCTCTAGTTCAATTTCACTTATTGGTTCATCCCTATTATCATTGAAATTTGGCATAGGTGGAACAGGAAGTGCCATAGAGTTGGTAAACTCTTCTTGTTTTTTATTGAGTTCTTTTTTAAACTTTGATATTCTTTCATTGTGTATATCTTCATAAGTTATTTGCTGTTGTACTGTATCACTGTCATCATGAATTTTTATTTTCTTGAAATTAGGTGGCGGAGTAGGCGCATGAGGATGGTTTACTTGACTTGGTTGTGTTTGCAATTTCATCACATAATTTATTAATAACAATATGTATTTTTTATTCAAATCAACTAACGACCTGCAACTTGGTTTCTCTCTTGAATAAAACGCTTTTAAATTATTTTCAAAAATAGAAACCAGTTCATTTACTTTATTCTGTGATGTACAAATTTTTTTTATCATTGGCTCATCTGTTAAAACATCCCACATTAACTGGATATTTTCTCTCTCTAAAAACATTTCGACTGACATTTTAAAGGCGTAGTTATAATAATTTAGACTATTACTTTAATTTATTATAAATATCTTATATTTATACCAGCAAAGATTTAAAATGGGACGCTCCTGTGGAGCGTCGTTTGAAGTCGTCACTGGTAACGGTGTAATTCTACTACAACTTTTCATTAAAATATACTTTTCGGAATTTTGCCATATAATTATCTTTTAATACATGGGTTTTTAAATAATGTTCTGTAAATTTATCTTCTAACATGTGGACTATGAAAAATATACTATATATTCCACATTCTGTACTTCCGTATTGATGTTCCACTGGATGATTTTCATCATAAACAAAATTTATTTTGCGTTTCAACTGTTGGCCTTGTTCAGTTACTTTTTCTACAAATTTCATAATTTCAGGTGGTGCTTTTCGACCTACACTGTCAAAGAAAAAAATCTTTCCTTTTTTAATATTAATAAACATGGAAATCCAATGCTCACCTGGTCTATTGTGTGGGTCAGTATTAAATATAATTCCTATTTTTGTTTTATTATTTTTGATTTGCTGTTCCAAGTTAAAATTACATAGCTCTTCCCAAACACATTCACCATACATTTTTTTGGTGTCAAAATCAATTGGAGAAGGTCCTATAAAGTCAAAACATTTGTATGCTTTTTCATATTGTTTCATTACTTTGATAATGTCTAAACTTGACAACCATTCATTCGGATTTTTTTTCCATTCAGCGGGTGATTCGGGCGCAAACTCTTCTTTTAAATTTTCATCAAGTTGGCCAAACTCATCATTTTGCTTTAACCAACACGACTCTTTGTTACATACATCACTTAGATAATTCGATAATATTTTATGTATTTCTTTTGCGTCGTTGGTGGTTATTTTTTCGTAAGGATGGCGTACGTTCCATTTGTCTCTCAACTTAAAAAGAGATGTCTCAGTATAACAAGTATAGTCGTTCATTTCGTTTTTATCTTTTGGACTGCAATTTATCTTACTTAGTTTTATATCATGTGATTTTAACTTGTGATTATGATTGTGGCTGTGATTGCGATGTTTTCTACTAAAAGTATGACTTCTGTATTTTTTTTTACTTTTTTTATGAATCCTATTTCTTTTGTATATTTTTTTTGTCTTTATTTTCATTTTGTATGTTGGTCTCATCATATTTTATAGTGATATTTTCTTTTTTTATAATTCCTTTATTTCTTAATGTTGGTTCTTCTAAGTTAATATCTTTTATTTTTGGTAATATCATTTCATCGGGTTTTTTAAATGATTTGATAGTGACAAAATTTTCTAAACCATTTTTAATTTTTATTGAACGCATAAAAAGTTTATTATTATTCTCATTGTTATAATCGTTCAAGTTAGTTGTGTCACTACATTTCTCATTATCATTATCAGGATCAATACCATCATCAAAATGATTGTATTCTTCCTGTATTATATCATTTCTATCAATAGTTTTAAAATAATGAATACATGTTTTAACAAAATTATCGAAACTATTTTTAATATCAGGATTGATTTCATTATAACTTGTATCTTTTTTTAATAAGAGTTCACGTGTTAAATTTAATACTCGCTTTCTATAAAATTTTTTTTCTTTTTTGTTTATGCTATGCATTAAACTACTTTTTTGCATTTTAAGATATACTTCTTTGTTTATTAAACAATCCACTGTTATTTGATGTACTAAATCTTCATACATTTTATAATAACTTATAAATTATTAAATATATTTTAACGTTACTTCATATGAACACTTAAAATTGTGTAAAATCAATGTTTTCTTCGTTTAGATTTACTCTTTTTTGTTTTTCTCTTTTTTGTTTTTCTGGTTTTTGTTTTTCTGGTTTTTCTGGTTTTTTTTGATTTTCTTGATTTCCGAATACGTCTTCCACCTTCTGGATTGTTAACATCAGAAATTAATTGAGCTTCTTCATAATCATCCTCAGTAACAAGTGGCGAAAAGTTGTAATCATCTTTACGTAACAAACTATTATATGGTTCATTCTCAGCACCTGATTTATCTAATAATTTGTCTATTTCACCCAAATTTTCACGGTCATCATAATCAGTATCACCATTTGTTTTATCAATTCCGTACTTGTAAACAAAAGCTACCCATTTCGTTGGTAACCAATGATACGTGCTATCTTTTTCATTTGGGTCAGCGCCATCTTTTAACAATTCTTCGACTTTTTTTGGATTTTTAGCAATAATCGCATTTATAAGAGATGTATAATTACCTTTTAATGCTTCTTCTACACGTTCTCTATCATCCATATTATATATATATATATATAATATTAAAATAATAGTAATTATTTTTCTAAATTATAGCATTAAATTATTCATTATTGTATAATATAAAAATATTTTATGCTAAATCTTTTACTTGGGCCCGTGTTGGATTAGAAAACATATAAGTCCCAACTATATTTGGGTCAGGATTTGGATCAAAACTACAAAACGTCTCTTTTTCAAATAACAAACTATGTGGTTGGTTTTGATATTTATTTGGATTAAACGAATAGTTGTATAAATCACTATTGCTGTTCGGAACATACACAGCTTGACTGCATTTTTGCAATGCAAATACTTGGTTTCTTAATACTGATTCAGTATTGATGTTGGAAGAAAAACCAGACCACGGTGATTGCGTATTTCCTGGATTGAATACTGTATGTGGATTGAAAGTTGGATATTGGTTCATTCTTACACCAATCTCTCTTCTTGGATCAACTATGGGTAAGTAAGAATACTTTGTCATTACTGGTCGAACATCAACATATTGTTGTAACATTTGTGAAGGTATATTTCTATCATATATTCTTCGATTTGTTACATTCTGAATATCTGATACACATTCTTGCTTCATATTGTTCATTTTAATATAATATATAGTATGAATATAATTTTATTAATTTATTTGTAAAATATATATAAAGATATACAGTGAATTAAAATAGTATTATACTAAATGTGTGGCATATTTTGTCTTTTAAATGGTGATAAACAACAAGAACAATTTTACAAAGGACAGTTTAATAAAGGAGTTAATAGAGGTCCAGAAGACTCTAAATTCTTGGCATTTCACAATGTATTTATGGGTTTTCACCGACTAGCCATAAATGGATTAAATAGTATTTCTAATCAACCATTTAATATTAAGAACATTGTATTAATATGCAACGGGGAAATATACAACTATAAATATTTGTATGAGTTGATGAATGTTACACCAGAAACAAATTCTGACTGCGAAGTTATTATTCATTTGTATTTAAGATATGGTATTGAACAAACATTACAAATGTTGGACGGCGTGTATTCGTTTGTTCTATATGACTTACGATTGGAAAAAATTTTAGACAACTATATTTATTTTGCAAGAGACCCATATGGTGTACGACCTATGTATTTATTGAAAAATAAATATGTAAATCCTAATTCAAATATCATTGCATGTGCGTCAGAGTTAAAATGTTTGAATGATTTTTTAAACAGTGATAAATTAACTAACTCTGAAGAAACTGATAATATATATGAAATTACACAGTTTCAACCAGGGACATATTCCACATATAAATTATCAAGTCTAGCTTGTTCTAAATGGTTTGTTGTTAAAGAAAACAAATCCTATTTTACACCTTCTTTTCCATACATTTGCAACTACTACAATTCGTACATGGATTCAAGTATCGAAGACGAAAAATATGAAACGAATATCATTAAATATTTATGTGATGCAGTGAAAAAACGTTGTTTGAATACTGAACGTCCTATTGCATGTTTATTATCAGGTGGTTTAGATAGTAGTTTAATAGCAGCACTTGTTAATAATTTTTATAAAATGGAATTCGGTTTGGATAAGACAATTGAAACATATAGTATTGGATTAAGGGGGTCAGAAGATCTTAAATATGCGAAAATTGTGGCAGACTATATTGGAAGTAAACATACTGAAATTGTATTGACGGAAAAAGAAATGTTTGAAGCTATTCCAGGTGTGATTTATGCAATAGAAAGCTATGACACGACAAGCGTGCGCGCAAGTATCGGAAATTATTTACTTGGCAAATACATATCTAAAAATAGTAGTGCAAAAGTTATTTTCAATGGTGATGGATCAGATGAACTATGTGGTGGATATTTATACATGAAAAATTGTCCAGATTGTATTGAATTTGATTGTGAAAGTCGCAGACTATTAAAAGATATTCATTTATTTGATGTATTGAGGTCGGATAAATGCATATCTTCACATGGATTAGAACCTAGAACACCGTTCTTGGATAAAACATTTGTGAACTATTATTTATCCATTCCTCAAAAACTACGATTTGATAGTAATAAAATTATGGAAAAATACTTGTTGAGAAATAGTTTTACAATTGAGAATTTTCAAAATGTTTTTGGAAATCAGATATTACCTGAAGAAATATTGTGGCGGCGCAAAGAAGCTTTTAGTGACGGTGTAAGCAGTAAAGGACGTTCACTCTATGTGATTTTACAAGAATTTATTTCGACCATACTAAAATTGGAAAATTATTATGACAAAGATATTATAAATAAATATCCAATAAGCATTGAAACCGAAAAAATATATTATAAAAATATTTTTAAATGTCATTTTCCAAAATGCGAAAAAGTAGTGCCATATTATTGGATGCCGCGATATACAAATGCGACCGACCCAAGTGCCAGAACATTGGAACTTTATAACAGGTCTGAAGTTGAAAATGAAAAAATAAACCCAATGTATTACTATGTAGCTTAACTATCTTCAAATGTATATAGTATTATTTTATATATGAATAATATATATAAAATGTTATTTTCAAAAAAATTTATATATGGATATCAAGAATTAGTTTTTGATGGGATTATTAGTCTTACCTATGTACTAGTTTTTTTATATTTGTTTGGAATATCAAATTTTGCAAAAGAAAAATTAGATATCATTGATAAATACATACGAATTTATATTTGTTTATTTTTAATATTTAGGTTTAATCCTTTTAGAACAAAGTACGAGTTTACAAACTTGGATCGTAAAATAGCCTTTAGCGCTGGACTGTTTATATTTACTACTAGTATTTTAGGTTTTGTGTTTTTTTAGATGATTTATTTTTCGCTTTATTGTTGTAATACTTTTTTAACGTTTTGGGTTTATTACTGGTGTGGTTGTGGTTGTTGTTGGTTTTGCCGAAAAATTCATGCAAATGAAGCAATATGCGTTTGCTTAAAATCGTGTCTATTTTATAGTCTTCTTTATCCTTTTTCATTTCTTCAAAATTATATAATTTTATATTTTTTTCCATAAAATTTATAAAATGTCCTCTCTCCACTTCTGAAATCAATTGTTTACCTACGCTGCATTCTAGAAATCGATTGTACATTTCATCAAATGGCAAGTCGTGTATGTAAGGCTTTATATTAATATAATACACGCTTTCGTGCATCATTTCAGGATAAAAATTGTCATCCAAATAGCATATTTCCGCATTTTTTGGCAGCATTGTACATCTGATAAAGTCATCATATGTTTTATTATTTGTTGTTCTACAAACTTCAATCCTTTTTCCGTTTATTTTAAATGCAGAAATAATTTTATCAAACAGTTTGTATTTCATCTTAGTTTCAAAATAGGAAACAATATTATTTGTCCAATTATCATGCCCTTGATTATTTGTGTATATCATTAGTTTTTGACAACATTGTGTTTGTTTTTTATTTTTTAAATAGTCTAGAATATTCATTATATTTGGTCTTAAAAATTCTGGATACAAGTCTAAAATTTTGATGAATTCTGGTTGTTGCAGTTCCGATATATTGTTTTTGGATAAATACAAATTTAAACAATCCCAAAATATTCCAAATTCAACAAAATATCCTAATGTTTCGTCTAAATCAAAGACGACAATTTTCATCACGATATAATATAATTAGTTTATAACTTTTAACAAAATTATGATTTTATGCATAGTATAGTTATATTTTAATATTTGTATAATTTAGGTAAACTAAAAACTTAACAATGGAATTGCATAATGAAGACTATATAGACATACTAAATTACTATAAAGTACCTGTACCAAAATCAAAAAGACTGCTTCAAATAGAAGCAGAAAAAATACTAGCTTCAAAATTATGCAAATGTATCAAGAAAGTGAGTGTGGTTTCAAAGCCTGAAAATGAGGCAAGGGCAATTGGAATTTGCACTAAAACAATTTTTAATAATAAAGGATATACGCGTGGTAAATTTAAATGCAAAGGCAAACGTTATGTTAAATATAATAAGACAAAAAAGTCGCGCATTTGAAGAATTAAATTATGTTCATTAAATTAATTTGCTCATAATATATATGTCTAATAAACATAAATTTTATGATGTTATTATTGTTGGGTCGGGAATGTCGGGTTTGTACTCCGCTTATAAAATAAAAAAAAATTCACCCAAAACTTCATTTTTAGTTTTAGAGAAATATAAAAAACAATGGGCTGGGGGTAGAACCAGCAATTATGAATTTTATGGTGTTCGTGTTGTAACGGGTGCTGGTATTGGTAGAAATGATACGAACCCTCTTTTGAAGAAACTATTAAAAGAGTTGAAAGTTCCATATAAAAAAACTGTTTCTACAATGGATTATTCTAAATTATTACATCATCAAAACGAATTTGATGTGGTAAAAGTAATAGACCATTTAAAACGTGAATACAATAAAAATCCAGCAAAGTACAAGCACATGACATTCAAAGAATTTGGTACATTGATTTTAGGAGATATCAACTACAAATTGTTTACTATTTATGCTGGTTACACTGATTACGAAAATGCGGATGTATACGAGACATTGTATGATTATGGTATGGATGACAATAAAGGAGGATGGACTAAGTTGTTAATTCCATGGAAAGAATTGGTAGAAAAATTGTGTGACTATATTGGCAATAACCATATTAAATATTCCAACAATGTCACAGAAGTGACAAAAATTAGTGGCGATCATGACGATCATGAGAGAAGACGCGAACCATGTTTATTTGAAATACGCACAGAAGAAGGTCACATATATTATTGTAATAGAGTAATTGTAGCTACAACAATAACGGGAATTATGAAGTTAGTTCCAGGTGCGTCAAATCCAAAAAGTCCATATCAACAAATTCACGGACAACCATTTTTGAGATTGTATGCAAAATTCGATGCAAAATCATCGGCATTGTTGCGACAATATATTCAAAACTATATTATTGTTCCTGGTCCATTGCAAAAAATAATACCAATGAATGCTGAAAAGGGCGTTTATATGATTGCTTATAGTGATAATGAAAATGCAGTTATTTTGAAAGATCATTTGAAAAATACTTTGGAAAATAGAAATTTATACGAAAAACTGATTGAAGAAAGTCTTGGAATGCCAACGGGGAGCTTGAAAATTCTCGCGATTAAAGATTTTTATTGGCCAGTTGGTACACACTACTATGGACCTTTACACGGATTTAAAAGTCGCGAAGAATTTGTCGAAAAAATTCAACATCCTATGGATGGAATGTTGGTCGTTGGTGAAGTTGTGAGTACATACCAAGGATGGGTCGAAGGTGCGTTAGAAAGTGTTGAAGCCGCCGTAACAAAGAAATGGATTAAATATTCAACACCACTTTTTTGAAAAGTGGTGCAAATCTACTTTTGAGAAAAGTAGAGCAAAACAACTTTTCAAAAAATGGTGTAAAATAGTTTGGCTCAACCTTTTCCAAAGGTTGAAAACATATAATAAGCATGATAACCTATGGCTGCAAAACCAAGCATAAATATAAATTCGTAACAATATCTAGGAGTATTCTGTTTTTCATATCCAGTATAAATCAGTAAAGGTGCTACAATTAGCACATGAAACAAATTAACCCACGCATTTTTACCCTTGACTATTTTTGAAAATCCTTTGTATCCGTGATACAATAATATGAGTATACCAGTTGCTAAAATTACGTTATACATGAACGTTGGCATATTTTTTTGTTTTATACCAATGTACAAAAATAATCCTCCGACGAATATAATGTGAAATAAGTGCACAATAGTAGAATTCATTTTTTATAATATATGTATATAATATATATATATATTATAATACAAAATGGACAAATTTAGTTATGAAAATACGGAAGTCACCCAAAAAGGTGGCAAAAAAATAGTGCGTAAAGTAAGCATCAAAAATGGCAGAGCAACAAAAACCGTAACTAAATATCATCGAGGGAAACACGTAGGAACTGCAAAGAAACACATTCACCAGAACCACGTTGAAATGATTTTTTCAGGTAAATTCGTAAAAGGGTTATTTAGTGATTGTAAATGCGGTAAAACAAGAAGTCGTAAACTACGCAGAAGATAACACCTTTCCCAAAGGTTGAAGTTTTGGCTCAACACCACTTTTTGAAAAGTGGTGCAAAACTTTTGTTTTGGCTCAACCTTTCCCAAAGGTTGAAGTTTTGGCTCAACCTTTCCCAAAGGTTGAAGAGTTGCTCAAATGATCCAGCGCAGAAAGCAGGACCAACTCTTGTTCAGTTAATTTTTGAAATACCAAGTTTTCATCCAATTTGATTTGAAATCGCTTATTTGCAAAACCAAAGTTTTTACAAATAAGATATACACCATCATCCTTGATTTTTGTCTCGCAAAACAACGCACCTTTTGTTATATGAACGTTTGTCGGGTCTTGTAGTGGGATCCATCGTATGTACGTCCCATATTTCAAGTCCTGCAATTCATCGACATATTTGTATCCTTTTATTTTTTTCATTATTTCTAAAGAATGTTTACGTTCCAGTTGCAGTTCATTAATAATTTTTAAATTCATTTCAATAATTTGTTTAGATGTAAAATTCAACAAAGTTTCATTTGTTTCATCATCCAACGCTTTTAATAATTTGTTTACATCCATCTTTAAAACTGAGTATACAGATATATAGTAAAATATTCTTATATTATTATCTTCGTTGTGTTTTAGACAATATTTACCTTGAAGTATTATATATAACACTATACAAATGAACTTTTATGTTTCCATAACTACAATACAAAAATACAAAGTTGCTTTAGATATGTTACTCAATTCATTACCAAATGAATGGAAAAAAAAATATATATTGGTTTACCAAGATGAGGAGGCTAGTGGGTATAAAGTTTTTGAAGATGGTCACATTGAAGTTTATATGATAAACAACTTATCTGATTATGGAAATTGGGTTGGTGTAAATTTACTACTAGAGAAAAATGTAGTTCCTCAGGATAGTTGGTTTTTGTTTATACATGACACTTGCAAATTTTTGAATAATAATAGTGTGAACCAAACCTACGAAATTATCAAAAGACATAACGAGACGGACATAGATATTTTATGGTTATGTGAGACAGGACAATGCAATATATGTTTAGTACGTAGAAACGCGATAAAATACGGAAATAATTTTTATAAAAATATTATTTATATGACAAAAATGGAAACCATTGCATATGAATGGGATCATAAACACCAGTTAAGTCCAAAATCATTTGGTGTCACGCAAAAATTTTTGAAATTTCCTGCAAAACATTTGGGTAAAAGATACGTTTATAACAATACAAAAAAACGAGATGTTTTATTGTATGAAAGTATAAATCTAGAAAAGTACTATTATCACACAGAGAAGGAAAGTGATCATCCGTTTAGTCCCTAGCTTCAACCTTTCGAAAAGGTTGAGCCAAAGCAACTTTTAGAAAAAGTTGCGCAAAATAGTTTGGCTCAACCTTTCTTAAAGGTTGAAGTTTTGGTTTTACCTTTTTATAAAAGGTAAAGTTGCGCGTTTAAAAATTCATTTAGAATAATTATATAACTATTTTTGTAAAAATAATTTATATATATATAGTATAAAATGACAAGTTGGAAATCGACTACAGTGACTGAAAATACGGCATCATTCCAAAGTGTAGCATCAGATTACAGTGGACAATATTTAGTTGCGGTTGGTGGTAGCGCAAATAGTAGTGAGGGGTTGTCTATACATCGAATAATTATGGTGGGAGTTTTACAAATGTCCAAGCACCAAATAGTGGTGGTGCTTGGACAACTGTAGCATCAAATTATAATGGACAAAGTTTAATTGCGGCGATAAATAGCGGTAGTGCTGGTTCTCAATATATTACATCAACTGACGGAGGTACTAATTGGTCATCACCAACTAGTTTTCCGAATAGTTTTTTTGCTTTCAGCGTAGCATCAGATTCTACTGGAAAAAATTTAGTTGCGGTCGGTCTTAATGGTAGTAATTCATATTTTATTTATACGTCAAATAACGGAGGTACTAATTGGATAGGAGTTATAACAACAGGACTACCTACTGGTGTAATTTGGACTAGTGTAGCATCAGATTCAACTGGAAAAAATTTAATTATTGCGAACAATAGCAACGATAGTTATTTTTACACATCAACAGATGGAGGTACTACGTGGAAAGCAGCAGATACACCTACTTCTCGTTGGAACTATGTAGCATCAGATAGTAGTGGAAAATATTTAATTGCTAGTGCTTATATTAGTGGTTTACCCGGTGCTCTATCAACACCTTATATATATACATCAATTGATAGAGGCCAAAGTTGGGTAAACCAAACACCAGCAATTAATAGCTTATTAAATATTACTTTAGCTACTATTGGCGGTCAGTATTCTGTGGCAGCATCTTCTAGTGGAATTTTTTTCGCAATTATTGGTAATAGTTTCATTAGTTTATCTAATACAGGTATTTGGAGTGTTATACCAACAACACAATCAATACTCCTATCCTCACCATCATATATGGCATGTAATCAAGCAGGAAATGAATTTTTAGCAACATCAGTTGACCTAGATTTTCTAGTTACTTTTACATCTACAACAACGCCAGTACCAACAACAAAATCCAAAGCACAAACAACTACTACAACTTACACCAATACTAAATCAAGAAAGATAGATGTCAAATCTAGTATTGGTATTGAACGATCTGACAGGTTTATGATAAGAGGAACAACACAAAGTGAAATAGGTACTGTAGACTATGTTGGTAGTATCTATTCAGTTGAACCTTTAAAAAACTCTTATCCTTCGGGTAGTATGGTTTATATTTATCCTGCAGGTACTTCCGATGCGGACATTTATGCAGATCAAAACTTACCTATTCCAACTCCTGCAATAACACCTGCAATAACACCTGCAATAACACCTGCAATAACACCTGCAATAACTCCTGCAATAACTCCTGCAATAAATACCATTATTCCTGTCGCTGACATATGCTTTCTTAGAAATACACCCATAGAAACTGACCAAGGAATTATATCAATACAAAAAATCGATCCTTCTCTACACACGATTAACAATAAAAAGATTATTACTGTTACCAAAAGTGTCACGGAAGACAAGTTTTTAATTTGTTTTGAAAAACATTCATTGGGTGAAAATATACCAAGTGCAAGAACCATTGTCAGTAAATACCATAAAATACAAAATAGAAAAGGAAAAATGATGGATGCTTACAAGTTTTTGGATTATTATGAAGATGTCAAAAAAATCGACTACGATGGAGATATACTATACAACATTCTAATGGAGGACCACGAAACAGTCAATGTAAACAACCTAGTTTGTGAAACATTACATCCTGACCACGAAATTGCAAAGTTGTACAAAAACAATTATTCTGATGAATACACGGACACCGTAATTGCATTTATGAACTATTCGAAGAAAGTATCAACCTTTCTCAAAGGTTGATGTTTTGGCTCAACCTTTCTTAAAGGTTGATGTTTTGGCTCAACCTTTCTTAAAGGTTGATGTTTTGGCTCAACCTTTTCCAAATGTTGATGTTTTGGCTCAACCTTTTCCAAATGTTGATGTTTTGGCTCCACCTTTTCTAAAGGTGGAAAAGGTTGCTTACCACGACCCAAAAGCACCACCTCCTAGCACTGAATTAGCAGCCATTGGCTCCATAAATCCTTCGGACATTCCAGGTGTTGCTGCTCCTGGCATCGGTGTATTATCTTGTTGATACATATTATTATAGTTAGGAAGTTGCTGAGCACTTTGCGAGTAAGATTGACTTGAGTTGGACATGTCACTTGGTAATTGACTTATTGAAGTACTACCGCCATACAAAGCCTGGTTCATTGCGCCTTGATTGCCTGTTATTGGCATAGCCCCAGCCATTGACATATTCTGTCCTGAAATAGGTTGCGAAACTTTCACATTTCCCTTACCTTTTCCCTTTCCATTTTTTCCTGGATTGACTTTGCCTTCCCACAGTTCTGTAAGTCTATCTACTAAAATACTTACTTTCTCTCCTAATTTTGTTTGTAAACTTAGAGTAATCATCAAGATTGCTAAAACACTAAAAATAACTTTGTATTCAGGATATTCCATTCCACTATACGTAGGAACATATGTAATAATACGATGTATCAATAACATTCCCAAAAACATGAGAATAACTTGTACTAAAACTTCTGCTAAAATCTCGATACTTCCCTTTTTCTCGTCTGCTTCCGGAACATATTTTTGCATTAACTTATTCAAAATAATTATAGGTATGATTGCAATTAATGTATATTGTATTAAATTTAATATGTCAGATTTAGAATCATTATCAAAATTAAAAACATGCTTAAAAAATCCTTTTTTTGAATTATCTGAACTATCCATATGATTTATAAAAAGAAATTAAATAATTTAAAAACTAATTAAAACCTAATTATCAAAATAATTTATAAATAAATGGTGTCATAAAAAGTATTTTTGGCAAGATAATGCGTTTTTCTACATAATCGATAAGCTAAAAAATACCTCTACATGAAATGTATCAGCGTTCTGTCGACATACCCATAGGTTCGCTATTTAACATATAATCGTATTATTTTTGATACATCTTTTAGCGAAACATTGTCGTGTAAAGGCATATGAGTTTGTTTATTTTATGGGCAACTGTCACATTTATCAAGAAGACCCTTTAAATTTCCAACTTTAGAAATTGTAAACAAGAGAGAAAATGTCAATGATTATGTTGTCGATGATTTTCATTTAATTGCTTAAATATTTTATGTATATAATATATGCCTAAATATTCTAGATATTCTAGAAAACACAGAAGAGGTGGAAAACCCCCAAATAGATCAACTGATTATGCAGAAGGTAATGAACAACGCGTTGAATACTCAGAGCGTGAGAACTCGGATCGTGAGAATAACATGGTCGAGCCGCCAGCGAAACAAGCGAAACTTGAAATTGGAGAAGTAGATCCACAATCAGTAGGTCTTAATAAAGAACAACGTAATGAATACCACAGACAACGAGAGGAAGAAAATATGTTAGCTTATCGTAAAAAATTCGGAAGACAAGGCCCATTTACAAGAATTGATGATGATGATGATGATGAAGCCAGAGGGGGAAGGAAAAGAAAAACTTCCAAAAAGAGAAAAACATCTAAAAAGAGAAAGGGTTCCAAAAAGAGAAGAAGTTCTAAAAAACGTTAAAAATCGTAAGTCTAAATTATTTAGTAAATGCGTAAGTAATTTAGAAACAAATTGTTTTAATAATTATATTGTAAATGAGTAGTAGTTCTAGATCCATTGCAGCAGCTAGACAAAGACGAGCTGGAGAACAAACACAACAAAGTAACAGTAGACCTGTTACATCAATTTCATCGCAAGGAGCATTTGCACAACAGTATCAACAACAACAACAACAAAGAATGGGACAAAACATACCAATTGGAAGTAAAAATGTCAGATCAGCTCAAGCGCAGTCACAAAGTGCAAACTACCAGACATCGCAACAATCACAACAAAGTACAAAAATTAGTGTATCAAACGCAGTTGGACTAATTACCTTAAGACTGGGTAAACTAGAACAAATGATCAATGATATGACTTTCGAAGAAGGTGGTATGAACTTAAATAATAACGGGGAAGGAATACCGCCCAATATGAAATTGGTATCTGACGAAGTTTTTGAGAATATTGTCAACCGTCTTAACTTATTAGAAAGTAAAATATTAAATTCAAAAAATATGGAAAGTCATCTAGAAAAATTAGAAAGAGAAATGAGAGAAATGAAAGGAGTTATAACAAACAGTCACAACGCTTTGTCTAATTTTATTAGTGAAACAAATGAAAAATTTATCGATGTTGAATCGGCTTTAGCTTTAATTGAGGAAAATGCTCAAATCAATATTGAAGGACCTAACGAAATAGTCGATTCTTCGGAGAATATTGAAGTTAATGAAAACACCGTTGACAATGTTGACAATGTTACTTTAGAATATAGTGAAACCAACGAAAACAATGAAACCAACGAAAACAGTGAAACCAACTAAACTAAATGAAAAATATACATATAAATTTAATTTTTAAAAATATTAAATTTATATATTTTAATGAATTATAATTTTAATAATATTACCAACTTTAGTCAAAGTATAAACATGAAAATAAACGAAAATAAGTTGCAAGAACTTTTGCATAATTTTTGTCATATTAAAACAAACAATGAAATAGCAATAAACTATAAATATTTTAAAATCATCAACACATTTATCGATAAAAACAATATTTTGAACTATTTAATATTCATTGTAGAAAATATTTTGAAGAACTACAATACTTTTATTGTTCATGTCAACATTGAAAAATTAACATTGTTGGATATTGATAAAAACAAAGACTTTGTTCAGGATATGTCTAACACATTAAAAGATAGGTTTCCAGATAAATTAGAAGTATGTTTAATTTATGAAGGTTCATTTATATTTAAACAACTTTACAATGTATTATCTTTGTTTATCGATAAAAAAACGCTCAAGAAAATCAAATTTAATGATTGAAATGAGCCAATACTATAAACCAAACTAATATAAAACCAAACTAATATAAAGTCTACTTTTGTATTATAGTTATATAAAAATATATGCCAAATTGGTGTTATAATTATGCACTTTTAACTTGTCCATCCAAAGAAACTTATGATAAATTATTGGATGCAATAACAAAACAATCATGGTTCAAAACTTTTGCACCTCTTGGACCAGATGAAGATGACTGGACCTTTGAAAAAGCAAATGAAATTTGGAATACAAAATGGCCACCACAAGAATTAGAGATAGGTTGTAATGATGAAACAGAGTTTATTATTGATCTTACTTTTAATACAGCTTGGAGCCCACCCATTGGTGTGTATAAAACAATGTATGCGAACTTCGGTATAACTACAACTGCATATTATGAGGAATTAGGTAATGAATTTTTCGGAAAATGCGCTTATTCTCCATACGAAGAATGGGATGATACTTTTGATATTCCATCTAATCAAACAGAGTTAGATGAAACTCGAAGTGTAATAGGGGTTGGAAGTGAACTAGATGAGTTTATGAGTGATACGTGGGAACAACTAAAAGAACAATGGGAACTTGAAGAGAAAAATGAAGACGAGGGTGAGGGTGAAGGTGATGGCGATAAAACCGATAACGATGACGGTGACAGTGACGACGACAGTGATGGTGATGAACACGTAGATGGCGGCGATGTAAAAGTACCCGAAAGCGTTTTTACAATGCCTTTATAAAGTTGAAAAGGAATAAATTAGGAATAGTATTTATTCTTTCTTCGTTTTAATAGTTAAAAATTATTTTTATTAAATAGTAATGAAAATAATTATAAGTTTTTTTATTTTTTGCATAGTTCTTTTTGTATATTTACATATTCAGTTTCATTTAAAAACTAGCAATGATCTAGAAGTGTATGAATTAGATGATGCATCGAAAGATAAATTAGAGGAAGTTTGTGATATTCGACAGCCTGTATTATTTGACTTCAATGATGAAAAAATGATAGAAACTACTAGTAAAAATTTTATTGTCGAGAACTATCCATCTTTTGAAATAAAAATTAGAAATACAAATGATAATGATAAAAATAGCGAACTATATGTACCTCTTCCACTGCATGCATCTAGAAAACTATTTGACGAAGATAAAAATGCATGTTATTTTTCCGAAAATAACAGTGATTTTTTAAATGAAACTGGTGTTATAAAAAATTTTAAATATAACGACATTTTTTTACGGCCTTATATGGTTTCGAATATGAACTATGACATAATGATGTCTAGCAAAGACACCATAACACCTTTCAGGTATGAAAATAATTATCGAAATTATTTTTTATGTACGCAAGGATCTGTAGAGATTAAAATGGCACCTCCTCAAAGCTCAAGGTATTTGTATACTGAACACGATTATGAAAATTTTGAATTCAGATCTCCTGTCAACCCTTGGAATGTTCAAACTAAATATGCAGATGATTTTAATAAAATTAAATGCTTAGAGATTTCATTAACAAAAGGAAAAATAGTTTATATTCCTGCATATTGGTGGTACAGTATTAAATTTAGTAAAGATAGTAGTGTTTCTTGTTTCAGATACAGAACATACTTTAATAATTTAGCAATTTCACCTTATATTTTCATGCATATGCTTCAACTACAAAATGTCAAACGAGAAACTAATAATAAAATTCCGATTGAAATGTTGCAAAAAACGAATGACAATACTACAATTTTAGGAAACAATAATAACAATAACAACCATAATAGTAGCAACCACAATAGTAGTAATAATGATACAAAAAGCAATGAAGCTGAACCTTTACAAAGCAATGAAAATTCTATCCAACCTAACATCGATGTTGATATTGTTAATACATCAACAAATATAGATAATTTAGCTATTTTATAAAATAAAATATTTGTAATTTATATAAAATGGCAAAGTCTAGAAGTAGTAAAAAATCCATGCTTTCTTTTTTAAACATTTTTGGTAAGAGTAAAAAAAGAAGTGCTACGCGTAAAAGTCGCAAAAGTCGTAAAACTCGTAAGCACAGAAAAAGTAGAAGACACATGAAAGGAGGTTGAGGTGGGTCTCCAAACCCTATTATACCACAACCACAAATAAATAACGTGAACTAGCCAATAACCCCACATAAAAAAAGTTATTTGAATGACGACTTCAATGAAAACCATTAAATCAGAATAAGTAACAAATAACTTTTTTATTTTTATAATTTTTTCAATAATCTTAACTTGCGTAAATTCATTTATGTAATTTTTTATAGCTTTCTTCGTTATAACAAATTATTTTGTCTATTTTATTTCTACAATAAGGACAGTTTGTATTTTTTCTCTCCATTAGTTCATTTGTACAGTCAACACAGAATTCGTGATTACATTCCAACTTAGCTGTGTTTATTTTTGAACACGAATTATAACAAATAGAACATTCCATTTCTGTGTTACTAGTATCACCCAGAACCACCTCATCCAAAACAACATTGTAAACTGCAGTATTTTTGAATTCGTCCAAGTTGTTGAAGTTTTCGTCAGTTTCGGTGGTTTCGTTATTTGCCAAATAGTTTAAAAGTATTCCATCTATTATGCTACTAATTCTTACAGGTGTATCTTCACCAAAAGGAATAAAATTATATTCATGTAGCGAAAATAATGAAAAGTCTAATTGGTACAAAACTCGAATAATTTTATTGACACTTACTTGTAAAAGTGAATTTATTCTCGAGTAACAAAAACGACATGCAACTGATTTTACTATTTTTATGTTTTCTTCATTTTGACCACAAAAGTTATATATATATTGTTCTACAGACTGAATAGATAGTATTCTATTATAATTATTCATTGATAAGGTTTCATCTTTCAAATGTATTAAATAATTATAAAACATTTGCAAACCCGTGTCGTCGCATGTTGTAACGTTATGACCACCATTATTACAAAATGAACACTTTCTCGTGTACCTTCTAACACGATTTATAAAACTGTTATTTAACCTTCCTTCAGGTATGTTTTCCATTACATTGTTCATGTTTTCACTTAATTAGTTCAGTTAGTATTTTAATTACTATAAAATACGTAATTGTATATCAATTTTTTTTTATAAATTACTTATTACCTAGTACGCGACACTTATTACATAAAAAAAGTGAAACAAAATAAACATATTAATTCTTAAGTTAAATATAACTTTATAATTTTATATAATCAATATAGATAAAATGGTTACATATAAATTTGTTGTAGAAAATCGTGATTACATGAATTGGAAAATTTACGATTCCAATAATTTTGAAAAAAAAGAATTGCATATTGATCCTATTGAAAGCAAATTATTTTCAAATGATGTTTTCATATTTGAAAAAAATAAAGTTAATATTGTGCATTCCAATATACGTTCAGGAGCTTCTACACCAGGCGTACTTATATTAACAGGAAATAAAACATATGGGCGCAGTAAAAATGGGAAACTCTTGTATAAATGTATTCCTGATGACGTTAGAATTCCATCCTTTTTAATACCGTATGAAATGAAACACCTAGGTTTTGTCAAAGTATTTACTAATTTGTATATCACATTTATCTTTAATGAATGGAATGATAAACACCCTCACGGTGTTTTATACAATATAATAGGTCAGGTTGATAGTTTAGACAACTTTTACGAGTATCAGTTGTATTGTAAAAGCCTGAATATATCGCTTCAAAAATTTCAGAAAAGTACTTCAAAAGCAATACAAAGTAAGTCACATCACGTATTTATTGATAATATTAAAGAAAAATATAAAAATATAGAGGATCGGACTAACCAGACAGATTGGCGTGTTTTCTCAATTGATCCTGATAGTTGTTTGGATTTTGACGATGCTTTTAGTATTAAAAAATTAGAAGATGAAAACGACGAAACATTTTTGGTTAGTATTTACATAGCAAACGTATCTGTTTGGATTGATGCATTGAGTTTGTGGGATTCATTCTCAAAACGAGTATCAACAATTTACTTACCTGATAAAAGAAGACCGATGATTCCAACTATACTATCGGAAGGGTTATGTAGTTTACAAGCAAATGTCACGAGAATTGCATTGACCATGGATATTACTATTAAAAAAAACGAAATTATTGGTATTAAATATTGCAATAGCTTTATCAAACTATACAAAAACTACATCTACGAAGAAACAAAGCTATTAATTGACAATAACTATCAACGTTTATTGGAAGTTACGCAAAGTTTATCTACAAAATTCAAATACATTACAAATATTAAAGATAGTCATGATGTAGTCACCTATTTAATGATACTAATGAATTATTATTGCGCAGTAGAAATGCTGAAACACAACACTGGAATATTTCGTTCTGCAATTAATAAAGGTATTGGAAACAACGCAAATACAAATACAATTCCATCGACTTTACCAAACGATGTAGTTAATTTTATTAAGGTATGGAGTAGTACTGCCGGGCAATACATAAACGGCTGTGATTTGATGAACAAAGATCAAACTAGACATGATGTACTAGACATGGAAGCTTATATACATATAACTAGTCCTATTCGACGTTTAGTGGACTTGTTAAACATGATAAAATTTCAAAAATGTTTGGGTTTGATCAACTTATCAGAAAATACAACTACATTTTATGATAAATGGTTAAATGAACTAGATTACATTAACACAACTATGAGATCAATAAGAAAAATTCAAACAGATTGTTCATTGTTGGACTTATGTAATAGTAATCCAGATGTTGTAGAAAAAATATATTATGGGTATGTTTTTGATAAAATTAGTAGAAGTGATGGACTATATCAATATATAATTTATTTACCTGAGTTAAAAATGAATTCTCGGATTACAATTAGAGAGAATATGGAAAATTATGAAAAAAGAAAATTCAAATTGTTCTTATTCAATAATGAAATGCGTTTTAAGAAGAAAATACGATTGCAGTTGGTTTGAAGTGGACTGACTTGACTTGACTTCATGTTGCAATGTAACATTATAGTGAAAAAACAATTACAAAAATTATAACAATAATCACAACAATGAGTGCTACACGAAAATTATTTCGTCTCTCTGATGGAGTGTCTTCTCTATGGTATACATTTAGCTCACTTAGTATAGGCGCGTTCATAAAAATATTATATTCATATCCTTGCTATAATATTTTTATACTGTTTCACAAATTACATTTTTTCGATACCAACTGCTTTGGCTATTTTTTTGATAATTTTAGTATCCTTTTCATAATCATTATCCCCTTTGCCTCCCATTGACTCATAAACTATTTTATTATATTGACTATTTTTTTTGGAGTCATATTCTTCACAATCAGGATATTTCTCTCTAAAATCTTTAAACATACAAATATTTTTATGAGCAATCATTCGTATTGCCTTTCGTAATTTTTTGTTGTTTTCATCTTCTTTTTCCCAAATATTTTCGTCTTTTATATACATGACTTCCCTTTTTTGATCAGCACAATGTACAGGTCGTTTGCTAACATCTAAATCCTTCAATTTTTTAATAATTATATTAGATATTCCTTCAATATAACCGACCTTTCCAACATTTTCTAAATCAGATACTTGTAATTTTACGGATTCTACAAAGTCACTAATGTTCATAGCATCCTTACATGTTTCATTCAAAAATACTTGTAGGTTAAATGTTTTGTTATTACTATTTACATTATTTGTTATGTTATTACTAACTTTACACAATTCAATAACTTTATTCTGTAGTTCAATATTCTGTTTGTTTTGTTCAGCTAAAAATTCCTTCAACTCAGTATTTTGTTTTATTACCATCATAATAACATCATTATCACTTTTATAATTTACAACACTTTTACTGCAATTTATAATATTACTCTCATAAGAAATAATACACTTATTTTTATGTCTCCATAAAGTCGTTCTGCTTGTAAATGGTGTGTCGCATATGTTGCACGTAAAAACTTCTGAGCATTTATCGTTTGAGTTTAAAAACGACTTTTTCAGAGTTTTTGTTTCATTTGTTTCACATTGATGTTTTGGTGTCAGTAAATGTTTAGTGTAGTCAAACTTTCTACATGTTGAATAGTCACATTTTTCACACGTAAATATTTCCGACGATTTTTGCGACTTTTTTTGTTTCATTTGTTTCATATATGTTTCAAATATAATTTATTCTAAAGGTTTAATTCAAAAAAATATTAAAAATTACAGTAACAAAATGAAAATTATTTTTTCTGTCACCAGACGCTAAAATGACATTTCAGTCACAAATGTTGCATTTTTGGCAAAGTATATCGACCCTTTTCAAAAATGGACAAAAAAAATGTCCAAAATCGAAAACCCAAAATACTTTTGGATCCACTTTTTCGTTAAAATATAATAAATCCCCCAAACAACTTAAAGACCCCCCTCCTTTTTGGAAAAGATGCAAAATTAAAATGCATTAATTTCATATGGATAAACATTTTGAGTTACTAAACTTGCAAAAGCTTTTGAAAAATCTAAAGTAATGATGTTAAAAACATTATTTGATGAGAATGTTTCTGACATAGTTACACCTGTGAAAGTAGTAGTTGTGTTGTCATTTACATTAATTACGTGAAGACCAGCTAAAATCTTAGAGTTTATTTTTATACCATAAATATTATTATTTAAATCACTATACTGTGTTGTATCTATAATTGGTTCATTTACATAATATCTAATATTTGTAATTATTTTTATTTTATATATGTATAAAATTTTATTTATTATGACAGGTATTGATGTAGATGAAAGTCTATTAGATGTTAAAACTGATTTAGCAGTTGGAGATGAAAATGTTTCGCCATTAACTATTTTATCTCCATAAACACCACCGTAGTTGTTACAAACTGCGTTAATTGTAGTCAACATTACGGTGTCGGGAATTGGTTGAAAATTAACTGAATTATACACAACTTTATTAGATGTTATGGTTAAAGCCTTTGAATTATTACTTAATTCATCAATAACAAGCTCTTTAATTAAACCATTAAATTCGCCTTGGCCGTTAATTGGTATTTTTAAAGCATAAGACAAATTTAAGTAACTATATTGACCAATTACACCAGCAGGTGACAGGTCTAATGTCTGACTAACAATATTTGCATCGTTTTGAGCCGTGCTATTGGCCACTTGTTGAGCTGTTAAACTTGCTATTTCTTGAGCATTGTTTTGAGATAATGTGGAACTTGCTGTCGCAGTTGCAGTTGAAGTTACTAAATAAGCTGGAGTAGTTGAGGTATACGCCTGTCCACTCGCATTCCCAGAAGCAGTAAATGAAGACATTTTATATTAAACGAATATTTTTTAAAATACCAAATTAAAATACCAAAATACTACATTTTTTATACAAACGCTCTCCAAAAACGTATTTTCGTCCATGCATTACTAACGTATCATTGAATAATAACGCATCACCTTTTTCTAATTTAATTGAAACAGTCATACTAGAGTTCATTATATTATTTAATACTTTTGAAAAATTGTTTGCTACATCCAAGTCGGGTTCTTTGTTAAATTCACTTTTCAAAATTTGCGTTATATTAAAATTAAATGTGTATTTACTATCTTCCTTAATACAAATATTTTTTTCTTCTGACTTATGATAAATTTTCGTATTTAACAAATTATCATACAAATTAGTATTATTTTGCAAGTCTAAATATTTTACCAATTCTATAATTTTATTATTTGATATTATAACCGTTTCACCTGAATAGTCACTTGGCTGGATACAAACTAGTTCTGTTATGTTTGCAAAATTTAAATTATTCGAAAGTGTATTATCCGTATGTAACATTAACTCTTCATTTGATTTCCATGGTTGCACACTACTTTCCAAATTTTTTTTTTCAGAATTGAATTTGTATTCAACATTTACCCAATAGTCATTTTGATCTTCATCACTATATTTATTTTTATCAACTATTTTAACTTCTCCTAATAAATTGTTCAATTCATTATAGTAATTTATTATTTCACATTCTTCAATTAAATTTGAATTATTTCTAATAACAATATATTCATAATTATTTAAAAAATCTTCTTTAATTTTATATATCAATTCATGGATATTTTTATAATCACTTAATTTGAATATTTCATTCATTTGTATAATATAATATTAGTGACAAAATATTTGTGTGTTATATAAATATATAATTGAAATAACTTAAACCTAGCCATACATATATACATAACGAATGGTAAAAGTTTGCAGCATAACTGGTTATAACAAAGAAAGTGAACTAAAATACCAAAATTATTTTGAAAAGTATGACTATCCTTTGCATATTTTTCAAAAATATGCGATCGAAGCTATTGTAGAAGGGCAACATGTATTGGTAACAGCTCCAACCGGAAGTGGTAAAACATTACCAGGCGATTTTTCGATTGACTACTTTCATTCAAAAGGTAAAAAAGTCATCTATACTACACCCATTAAAGCACTGAGTAACCAGAAGTTTTATGATTTTACAAATAAATATAAGGATATTAGCATTGGTCTTATTACTGGTGATATTAAAACAAACCCAGATGCGGATGTTTTGATTATGACAACCGAAATATTATTAAATAAACTTTTTCAGATTAAAAGTAACAGCACGGTACCAACCTCAAGCATTTCTTTTGAAATGGACATTGAAAATGAATTAGGTTGCGTAGTGTTTGATGAAATACATATGATCAATGATCAGGCAAGAGGACATGTTTGGGAACAAAGTATTATGATGTTGCCGAAAAATATACAAATAATTGGGCTCTCTGCAACGTTGGATAATCCGGAAAAGTTCGCACTTTGGCTCGAGAATAAAGGCGAATATACTGAGCATCCAGAAAAGGTCGTTTACTTGGCATCAAAATTAACAAGAGCTGTTCCATTGACACATTATGGTTTTATTACTACAACAAGTGGTATTTTTAAGGCAGTCAAAGATAAAGCTGTTCAAGAAGAAATAAAGTCGTTTATTAATAAACCTTTTGTATTACAAAATGCAAAAGGTGAATTCAATGATCAAGAATATCATAAAATGAACAAGATGATGACGCTTTTTGAGAAAAACAATATTAGAACCAAGCGCCAACATGTTTTAAATCAGGTTACAAAACATTTAGTAGAAAATGAAATGTTGCCTGCATTATGCTATGTATTTTCAAGAAAACAACTAGAAATATGTGCAAACGAAGTTACTACGAATTTGCTTGAATTTGATAACAAAACGCCTTATATAATCGATAGAGAATGCGAACATATTATTCGAAAATTGCCGAATTACCAAGAATATTTGAATTTACCCGAATATGTGAACATGGTTACAATGCTTCGTAAAGGAATAGCTATACATCATAGTGGCGTAACGCCCGTTTTACGTGAAATGGTTGAACTCCTTTTTGTAAAAGGGTTTATCAAATTGTTGTTTTGTACTGAGACCATGAGTGTTGGCATCAATATGCCAGTAAAAACTACTATTTTCACAGATATTTGTAAATTCGATGGAGAGAACAACAGAATGTTGCACTCGCACGAATACACGCAAGCAGCTGGTAGAGCAGGTAGACTGGGTTTGGACGTTGTTGGACACGTTATTCATTTAAACAATCTTTTTAGAAATGTGGATACGATGACGAGTTATAAAAATATGATGAATGGTAAACCGCCAACACTGAAATCCAAATTCAAGATTTCATACAATCTTCTTTTGAACTTGATTGAGATTGGTGACAACAATTTCATTCATTTTGCTAGAAAAAGTATGGTAAAAGATGATTTAGACAATGAATTAAAACAAATCTATGATGCAATAAGCAAAGAAAACGCTGAGATAGATATGATTGAAAATACATTTCAAAACATGAGAACACCAAAAGAAGTCATAAATGAATACCTAACATTACACCACACAAAACATAGTGCTGTAAATAAAAAGCGCAAAGAAATTGAAAGGCAAATAGAAACTATTCGTGATAAATATGTCAACATAGAATTTGATAAAATTAAAGTGGAAAAATACAATTTGAAGTTGAAGAAAATAGACGACTTACAAGAAGATTACAACTATGTTGAAAAATTTATTGACAACAATGTAGAGACAATCGTTCGACTATTGCATGACGAAGGATTTGTTACAAATGATAACTCAGATGAAAAAACGTTGACCCTTACACTGAAGGGTACTATCGCAAGCCATTTAAGAGAAACACATTGCTTGGTATTTTCGCAACTGTTTCAAGAAAATGTCTTTGACAGTTTATCGACAGTTCAATTGGTTTCATTATTTAGTTGTCTAACAAACATTGTAGTGAAAGATGAAATGAAAAATTATGTTCCTAGGGTAGATGATGTTTCTTTTAAAAATGTTGTGTTTAAAGTTAAAAACATGTACAATGATTACATTACAAAAGAGACGAATTTGAATATTAATTCCGGCATTGAATACACTTATCATTACGATTTATTAAACTATGTAGATAAATGGTGTTATTGTGAAAACGTAGAAGAATGTAAAAAACTATTACAAGAATTGGCAGACGAAAAAGAGATATTTTTGGGTGAATTTGTAAAGGCTTTACTAAAAATTAATAATATTAGTAGCGAATTAGAAAAAATAGCTGAAATGACTGGAAATATGGCGCTTTTGAGTAAGTTGAAAGAAATTCCTACGATGACGTTAAAATATGTTGTTACAAATCAATCTTTGTATGTGTAAATCAAAACGCTGTGTATCTACTAATTTATTTTATTTGTTTTTATTATATATTACATTATAATTCATTTGGTTTTTTTTGTGAAGCACAAAATTCCATGTATTTTTCTTTTTGTTCATCGTTTAAAAGTGATTCCAACATTTCTATTTTATCTAGTAAAAAGTCTATGTTTTTTTTAATTGTTGCTTGCATTTTTGGTATGATATTTGCCGCTTCCTCGCGCTCTTTGGCGTCTTCAAGTCTCATTTCGTCTACATTTATATCGTATTGTGCGATGATTGCTTCTAATTCTGCTTTAGTTTTTTTTTCTATGTATGTAAAGTATGAGCCACCATTCTTACTACACCAATAATTTATTGCGCCAATCATATCATATCTACGGTATTTACCACTCATTTTAGTTAGTTGTTATATAATAAGATGTCTTTTTTTAAATCATTTTTTTTTAAAACACCCGTCAAATATAATTATCTAATTCGTCAATACTAATTCCCATATCTAAATATTTTTGAATTCTTGAAGGATGCATTGCTTTTTGTATCAATTCCTCACTATAAATAAGACATCGTTGTTTTAATGCTTCATAGTGCACCAAATCAAAGAAAAACATGAAAAAAATCGAAGTGTGTAATATATACACTTTCGACTTTTTCTATTTTTGGGTTTTATTTATATTTTTCTAAAATTTTTATAATATTAGTTCTCTCTTATGAAGTGATGTTTCATATATTTTTGTAAATTGAAGTAGGTAAGTTCTTCATTTTGACCTATTCGAAGAAGAGAACGTAACTTTGTGTCTGGGTTAATTCTGCGACCATTTCGCGGGTCTTGTAGGTTGTGATCACGAACGTAGCTATTAATATGTCGTGAAACATCGATACGCGCCATTTCAGTACCAACCGGTTTTCCAAGAAAATTGGCAAGTTCATCCGAGATTTTCGTTGGTGTTACGAAACCTGATGGTATTCTATCAGTTGGTCCTGTAAAACCCATTGGTCTTCTATCACTCGAGATTGGTCTTGATTGTACAAAACTAGGACGATTAACAACATTTTCAACATTACCATTTTTTATAAAATGAGGACTCATATATTTTTGTAAATTGAAGTAGGTAAGTTCATCATTTTCATCTATTTTTAAAAGAGTACGTAACTTTGTGTCTGGATTAATTATGCGACCATTTTGTGGGTCTTGAAGGTTATTGACACGGATGTAAGAATTAATAAGACGAGAAACATCGGTACGCAGCATTTCAGTGCCAACTGGTTTTCCAAGGAACTCTGCAAGTTCATTTGAGATTTGATTTGGTCGTACAAAACCAGTTGGTTCTCTATGAGTTGCAATAGGTCTTCGTGTTGATGTTGGTGTTGGTGTTGTACGACTAACAACATTTTCAACATTATCGACTTTGATCTCAAGTTTGATATTGTTCTTTTCTGTAGAAGAAGAAGTTGCTGTTGCCGTATAAGTCTTTCCGGATCTTGTTTGCATTCTTAATGTTACACGATTATCAACATTATCGACTTTCATCTTAAGTCTGATATTGTTCTTTCCCTTAGAAGAACTAGCAGTAGCGTTATAGGTTTTTCCGGATCTGGTTTGCATTGTTGTATTAATATGCAATTGTATATTTGCTGTTAATACATTTCAATTTTTTTTTTATAATTTTATTTAACAAAATAATGTTTACATTTTACACCCTTTTTGGAATAAAACGCGCATCATTTATTGTTTATTATTAGAAAAAATAATATAAAAATTTAAAAATATTTATTACATACAATGCAAATTAAAGTATTAGTTGATGAAATTGATAGTGAAACAATGCAAAAAATTCTTAACTATTATAATTCCAAAAAATGCGAAACCGACGAACCTTTGGAGAGATTAGATAGATGCGAAGGTGGTTTCAAAATACAAATTTCATACACGAAAGATCTAGAGTGTGATGAAAATAATAAAATTAAACAGTTACGCTGGCATAAAAAATATTTGACATCACAAAAATACATAGATTTTAAATACAAAGAAAAAATGTTGTTGTTTCAAGCACTTGTTCACGTATTAGGAAGTGATAATGTTATTTTTGAAGAATAAAACAAATACATAATTTGATATATTATTATAAAAATGAATTTAACAATATAAGTATAATTAAAATAATATGGATACAAATATAATAGGAAACAAATATAAGTTACTAAAAAAAATAGGAAATGGTAGTTTTGGTACTATTTTTGAAGGAAAAAATATAAGAACTTCTGAAAAAGTAGCGATAAAAATGGAACTAATATCTGATAATGTAAAGTTGTTAAAAAATGAATCGATTATGTATAAACATTTAAATGGTATTACTGGTGTATCAAATATAAAATGGTATGGAAAAAATGATTTTTATTATTTTATGGTTATTGAATTGTTAGGAAGTTCGTTAGAAAAATTAGTGAATATTTTAAAAAAGTTAAACTTGAAGATAATTTTGCAAATTGGAGTAAATATATTGACTATTTTGAAAAACATCCATGAACGTGGAATTATTCATAGAGACATAAAACCTGAAAATTTTTTATTGACAATAGCAAATCCTAAAAAAATATACATAGTTGATTTTGGATTAAGTAAACCATATACAATAGATGGTATTCATATAGATTGTAAAAAAAAACAGAAGTTTATGGGAACACCGAATTTTGCTAGTATAAATACTCACAATTTTTTAGAGCAAAGTAGACGCGATGACTTAGAATCATTATCTTATATGTTGATTTATTTTTATTTTGGAACATTGGACTGGATGGACGACGATGTTTACTTTTCGAACAATGAAGATGAAAATATGTATGTTAAAAATAAAAAAGAACTGCTATGTCAAAATCAAGATATTCCAGTTGTATTGTCGGAATTTCACAACCATATTAGAAACTTAGACTTTGATGAGAGACCAAATTATGAAAAATGTATAGAAGATTTCAAAAGTGAATTAGTGAAAATAATTGAATAGTTGTAAATTTGATATAAATATATTTTAGTATAATATATATTTATGAACTACGAAAAGTCGAAAGAATATATTGACAGCATTTTCAATTTTATGGAGGTATTATACAAAAAAGCTGTAAAGTTGAGTGATAATAAATTAATACAAATTAGTAAATTAATATTCAACTATGTAGTAACTTGTTGCAGAGAAAGTAAAATTTTGATAAAAGATTTAACTAAAAACGAAGATTTTGATATGAAACCTGTATATGAATATATTACAAATAACAATATTAGTATAATGGATTTAAACAATATTCAATTTCAAGAGATAGATATTAATAATCCTCTTGATGTAGAGAGGTTTGTTTTGTCACATATTTACTATATTTATGAAAATAATTAAGGTTGTAACACTTCGACAAATATATAAATAGTTATAAAATAATATAAAGATGTTTTCATAATATACATTATAATATAAAAATGTCGTCAAGTTGTGCTGTTGTTACATCTTCCACAGGAACAAAATCTGCTGAGCGTTTGATGGGTCGTGTCAAGTGGTTCAATAATAAAGCTGGTTATGGCTTTGTTACAATTACAGACGGAGAAAAGTCAGGTGCAGATATTTTTGTACACCACAGTGCTATTAATGTTTCAAATCAACAATACAAATATCTAATTCAAGGTGAATACATCGAGTTTTCTTTAGTAAATGTTGAAAATAGTGCACACGAATGTCAAGCTTCAGAAGTTGGTGGAATTAAAGGTGGTAAATTAATGTGTGAAACAAGACACGAATTTAAAGTTTCCAGAACTAGTTATAAAGATGTTAATGAGCAATCGGAACCAGTCAAAATGCCTAGACAACAAAAGGTACGCGAAGTCACGCGCAATGAAAAATCCAATAGTGATGACGCTGCGTGGAGTATGGTTTCTAAAAAGCAAGTATCAGAAAGACCACCTAATAGTGAAGGTAAAGTAGGTGGACGAGGACGTGGTAGACCACCACGTTCAAAAGTATAGACTACAAACTATTTAGCGTTTTTATCGAATAATTAAATGAATATAACATATTTATTATATTTATTTAATATATAAATAATATGAGTAACTTAAATTCAATCATTTCAACATCTCCGATGACACAAAAAGGCGGTCGTGGACGTGGTCATAAAATGGGATGCAAATGTCCTTTATGTAAAAGAGGTGGTCGTGGTTATCATCATAAAAAATCATGCAAATGTCCTTTGTGCAAAAAAGGGGGACGTGGTTATCATCATAAAATGGGATGCAAATGCCCTTTGTGCAAAAAAGGTGGAATGGAGCCTGACACAGAAACCAATTATGATCAAGAATTAAATGATATGGAAAACGGAATCAGTGATGATGCTGCTGCTGCTGCTGATAAAAAATTAAATGATATGGAAAACGGAATCAGTGATGATGCTGCTGCTGCTGCTGATGATGATGATGATGATGACGATAAGTTTGCAGATGACGATGATTATGATGATTTAGATGATATGGAGAGTGGAACAGGTACTGGAAAAGGTCCTGGTGCCTATCAAGCAGGTGGAACACGTAGACGCAAACGTAGAAGTAGTAAAAAATCGAGAAAAGGGGGTAAAAGAAGTATGCGAAAAAATAAAAAGAGTACAAAACGTAGACGTAAAACAAGGCGTCACAAACATTAAATAAATATGATCACAATTTAGTATATTTATACACACTATATTCGTTATTTTCAAAAACTTTTTCTTCAGAAAATTCATTTTCTAAATTATAATCAAAGAACAGGTCACAACCATAATCTGACTTAATTTTAGTAACCCATAATACCTTACATAAAGGAATATATTTGTTAAATATTTCATTTCCTCCTATAAAAAAAATATTAAAAAACTTTTGTAAAACTGAGTATATATCATTATACTTTTTAGGAAACAATAGTATATTTTCGTGTATATTTTCATTATCAGTAAAAATTGTATTTTTGTAGGTGTTTGATATGTTCTTGTACTTATTAGGTTCTCTCGTTAGTATAATATTTAATCTATTTTTGAGTGGTTTTTTATCATCTGGTATAGAAAAATATGTAGTTCTACCCATAATAACAACATTGCATTTTGTTTTATTGTAAAAAAATTGTAAATCTTCTTTTATATTCCAAGGTAACACACCATTTTTAGAAATCCCTTTTTTAATATCAAAAGCTAAAATTGCTTCCATTTTATTATTTACATAAAAATTTTTAAATAATAATATTTTTAATAATTAATACAAAATGGTAGATAGAATACAGTATATTAAGGAATTTAACGATAAAATTTTTACTAATGATGCTGCAAGAAATAAAAAAACTGTTATTTTTATTTACACTCCACCCAAAGTTGGGTCGACATCATTAGTATCATCTTTAAGAATTTCTGGGACAATGAAATACAACGTAATACATATTCATGATGAAAAAATGCTGTGTGTTTTAACCAACTACGAAAATAAAGAAAAAGTAACTATTGATGAATTAATTAAATACAATGCATCATTGGGTAAAAATGTCTACGTTATTGATGTTTATAGAAATCCAATAGAGAGAAAAATTTCAGAATATTTTGAATATCTAACTACATTTCATTTTAATACAGACGAAAATAGTATTCAAAATCATAATTTGGATATAGTAATAAAACGGTTCAATTCAATTTTTCCTTTTATTGGGTCAGGTGATTATTTTTTTGATAAATATAACATAGATGTACCAAATGAATTTGATTTTAATAATAAATACTTACTAGTAAATAAGGATAATATTAACTATGTTAAACTTCGCTTATGTGATTCGGATGAGTGGGCAACAATTTTAAGTAAAATTTTTAAAATGGACATTGTCATAGTAAAGGACTATCAAACAGAAAGTAAGTTAATTGGTGATTTATACAAAAAATTTAAAGAAAAATATGTAATACCTTATAACTTATTAGAAATAGTTAAAACATGTAAATTTTTTAATTATTATAATTCTTATGATGATAAAAAAAAATACTTTGATATTTGGGATCAAAAAAAAACAAATATATTATTTAAACCATTTTCTATTAAAAAGTATAATTTTTACAAAGAAATTACAAGTGAAAACCAAATAAACAACATTGTTCAACGAGACCATTATTTAGATTACGGTTGTATATGCAAATCTTGCTCTTTTAAAAGGTACAATATTTTTAGTAAAATTAAAAAAGGTGAATTTATTGATGTTAAAATAGTACATGAACAAGCTGTTCTTGAGAAAAAAATAAGAAATGTAAAAAAAATGTACAACAACCTTAAAAATACATTTAAAATTATTCCACGTAATAAAAAACACAATAAAAATTTTGGAATTAATATTATTTAGAATGTTATATATTTATAACCGCTATTAAAGAGCAGTTATAAATATATAAATTTTTTTCGCATTTTTTAAATATTTTAATTAAATATAATGGATTTATTTGACAATTATATTAAAAATGTTCATCATCCTGCAGATAAAAATGATACGTTTCCTTTAATAGGAATATGTGTGTCGTATAATTATTATGATACATTACAGTTTTTTTTACCTGTAAACCATATGCATTTCGAAAAATTATTTATAATAACACAAAAAGATGATGAAAAAACAATAAACCTTTGTAAAAAATTTAAAAGTGTAAAAGTATTATTTTATGATTTCAACAAAAATAATAAAGTTTTTGATAAGTATGGTGCAATAAATCATGCACAAAAAATTGTTTATAAAAAATATCCAAATCATTGGTATATAAACATTGATAGTGACATTCTTTTACCAAATAATTTTGTTGATCTTTTAAAAAATAAAAATTTGTGCGAAGACTATATTTATGGTATAGTAAGAGTTGGAGTATTAAAAACGTCGCAACTAATGAATAAGAATGATGAACTTGAAAAATACAAATTATACATAAAAGAAAAGCAAATTGATTTGAATTCATTTAGAAAATCTGTAATAGGTTATTTTCAACTGTATAAAAAACAAATATATCAAGGCGTTGATTATATTAATGCTGCTAAGGGAGATATACAATTTAGTCGAAAATTTGATAACTATCTATACTTAAATGACATACAATGTTTTCATTTAGGACCAACGGGTAAAAATTGGAGTGGAAAAACTGATGACTTTATAGATGATGTAAATATATGTGAAAAGGAACTATTTTTTAATGTTGAAAGGTTGCAAATTTAAGTGTTGAAAGGTTGCAATGAAGTGTTGAAAGATTGTAATGAAGTGTTTGGCGCAACCTTTTTGAAAGGTTGCAATGAAGTGTTGAAAGATTGTAATGAAGTGTTTGGCGCAACCTTTTTGAAAGGTTGCAAAAATAAAATGTGCATCGAAAATAAAGTGAAGTAAAAAAAAAATTGAGAAGATTAAATAAAGTAATAGTAAATTAAAAAGCTAATAATAAGTACGAAACTTGAAAATGTCAACAGTA